AACCATTTCCTTGCAAGTGCCGGAAAGCTGGTCGAATCGGCGGCGCGAAGCGGCGCTGTCCGGCGCAATCCGCGCCACCAAGCGCCCCGACCTGGATAACTACGTCAAGGGAATTTTCGATGGCTGCAACGGAATTCTGTGGCAAGATGACGCGCAGATTGTCGAGATAACGCTTCGCAAGGATTACGCGAGAACGCCAGGGGCGACGGTGGCGGTGCGTGAACTTCAAGGCGAAGCGGCCTGAAACTACGCCAAAGGAGAAACCCATGATTTTCAAGGACACCGCGCAGCGCCTGCGCTTCGCATTTGCATTCATCAGCCAGCCCGCATTCGTCGCAACCCTGCCGCGCAAGGTGCTGATGGCGCTACACGAATCCGGCGCGCTGGACGGCAGCAGCTATTCGCCCGAAGCGCTGGCCGCCGATGCCAAGGCGATGATCGAGGAATTGACTGCGCTCCAGCACCATGAACAGGCCGCGCTGGTGGCTTCGCATTCGTACGACTGGCCCGCGCGCCGCATCGCCTGCGACCAGTTGCGCGACCACTACCGCCCGATCCTATCGCGCATCGTGGATGACCGCCATTTGCTCGGTAAGCTGGTGACGCGCCACTACATCGCCGAGCGCGAACGCGGTTCGAGCTGGAGCTTGACCAGCATCTCGCACGAATTCAACGTCGAGGCGGAACGTGTAAAACGCGCCGCCGACCTGATCGACCAGCACGCCAAGGCACTGGAGCGTGCTGCCTTGCAAAGCCTGGAGGCGCGCATGGTCAAAATGGAGCATCCCGCATAACCACAACGACAGGAGAAACGAGATGGACCCGATACACGACCGAGTGGAAGAACTGACGAAGCAGATGATCGAGCGCGTGCAGAAGGCAGAACTGGCGCTAAACCGTCACGGCTTCACACAGGACGAGCGCGGCGACTGGAAAGCGCCGGGGATGCCGAATTGGGCCGGGGCGCTGGAGCTGCGCGACTACCTGGCGATGCACTTTCCCGACATTGCCAAGCAGTCCGGTAGCCTGAGCCAGAAGGCCACGCGCGCGCTGATGGAGTCCGAGCAGCGCCGCAACGATGCAGCGATCGAGTGGATCAGGTCCAGCCTTCCGAGCCTGCAACTGCGGACCCTGCATCTGATCGCTGCGCCGGAAGAGGCGCGCGAGGCCATCGCAAACATCGAAGCGCAACTGGAGGGCCGGACCATGGAGCGCGACGCGCTGCACCAGCACATCAGGCAAGCCGCCGCGCAAACGCCAGCGACCGCCCCGCCCAAGGCCGACAGCCCGGAGCTGCCCGCCGCGCCGCCGATCTTCAAGGCGATCTGGCCGGACCCTAAGACGATGAACTTCACACTGAACGACAGGCGCGACCCCTTCAACCTGGCCGAGCGCCACACCGAACTGCGGCGCAGAAGTACAGACCTGGACGAGGACTGAGTGTTGCCAGCAAGAGACAAAAACAAGCGCCCCGATGATGGGGCGTTTTTATTTTCATCTTCCGCTTGCGAAGCCATAAATTGAGGTGCTACATTGGAGTCTCCAAGCAAATCATTAACTGGAGGCGTAAATTGAATAAGGTAAAAGTGAAGGTCACGACGAAGTACGGCAAGGAACTGATCTATCCTGCCTCGGAATCGGCGGAACTGTTCGCCAAGATCGCGGGCGCGAAGACGCTGACGCGCGCCAACATCGAAAGCATCAAGCAGTTGGGATTTGAAATCGAAGTGGTCCACGAAATCACTTCGCTATGACAGAAAAACAAGGAGAAAAAGCATGAGCGACAAAGACACCGCATCCCAATCTCATATCGAGAAAATCGCGCGCGCAATGGCAATCAAAGCTGGCTGGAGCAAGTGGGATGAAGCTAAAGACTACTGCGACACGCTGACCGGGAATGACCCCGACGATGAGAAGGCGTACTGGATTGAACTAGCTGAGGTTGCCATTGCATCCCAATCCCAATCAGTTCCGTCCGAGCTGGCGAGCCTGAAGCGGTACGAGCCGAACTCGCGCATTGCAGTCATGCAGCGTTCGGAGCAAGGCGACTTCGTGAAACTTGCCGACGTCCATTCCCTCTTCTCCCATAGCGCAGCTACAGGGAAGGTGCCGGAAGGGTTTGCGCTCGTGCCTCTGCGCATGACCACCGCAATGCAGCAGATCGTGACCGACGAGGATTGGCAGTGGGAAGACCTGCTTGCCGCCGCCGAGGCAATCACCGAAGACCAATACAACGAACTCGCCGCATCTCCTGCCGCTCCCCTTGCAGCAGCAGTGCCTGCCGAAGAGGCGAGCGAGCTGCTGGCAGAGTGCCGCGCCGTTTTCGATCTGATGCTGGACGGCTGCTATGAGCAGCATTTCGGCGACTTCCAGAACGGCCACGGCGAAGAGATCGGCCCGCGCATGGACGCATTGCACGCCAAACTGCGCGGCCTCGCCCCAGCAGAGCCAGCGCCTATCCTGGCGAGTGCCGAGCCTGTTGTCGTGAATGGTCAGATTGCGCGCCGCGAGAGCATCGCTGCCAACCACGATGCAATGATTATCCTCACGCAGAGTTACCCACGCGAAGCAGTCATTCAAGTCGTGGACGCGCACACTGAGCGTAATGTCGCCGCTGCTTTGGCTACTGCCCGCCTGTCCACCCCTACCGCACAAGGGACGGCAGAGCCTGTGGCCGAACTGTACGACATTCTTCAGCAAGTCGAGAAAGAGCTTGAGGGGTGTAGCTTCTCGCAGACTCTTGTGCGTGAAGGCAACAAGCAGGTTTGGCGCTACATCGGAAACGGCAGGATCGTAGCTGACCGAGTGAAAGCAGCAGTCAAAGACTACCGCCACATCGCTGCACAAGCTCCAGCAGGACGCGATGCGCAGCCTTTCCCGCTGATTATCGACATCGGCTACCGCAAGACGCTGCGCCGCGAAGACCGCGTGCATGGCCCGCATGGCTGGCTGCTCTACGACGAGAACGGCAAGCTGGTGCGCGCCCTGAACTTCTACGAGGCCAACTTCGTGGATTCCGCAATCCTGGCAATGGGCGGCAAGTCTCATGCAGCAGAGCAGGCAAGTGGAGGTGCGTGATGGCTGCCGCTGATTACCGCCTGTGCGACGTGTGCGAGGGCAAAGCCTTCTACGACTCGAATCTGAGCTACGAGTGGGGGCCAGCCGAGTATCGCCCCGACGATCCACCATACCGCATCGCAGGTGCCGAGCAGTACGAAGACCCGGCGATTAACCACCGTAGCGGGATGCGCCTCGGCTACTTGGGCGATTGGGCCGTACTGTGCAACGACTGCTCTAAAACGCACCGCACGATGATTGTACCAATAGAGGCCGCCGCCCCTACCGCTGAAGGAGAAAAGAAGTGACCAATACCACCGCATTAGACCTGGACCGCCAGCGCGCCGAGTTTGAGGCTTGGCTTTCCGAGAACATGCCAAATGCAGGCGCAGTGATGCGGCAAGTCGCTGAAAAATCATGGCAAGCCGCCCTTGCTCGCCGCTCCACTTCCTCAGTAAGCGAAGGAGAGATGCCGGAACTGCCGGATGAGACCGAGCCGCAATGGTGGTTTGACCTGCACGCCGCCGCTGCCGCGCTCGAAGACTTTGGCGCGACCGGCAACGCTGCCAGTGTCTGCAAGATCGCCAACCAGTTGCTCGCCGCCACTAAGGCAGCAGCACCTGCTGATGCGCCGAAAGTGAGCCTTGCGCATTTGCTTGATCTGGTTGAGCAGGCCCAGGCGCTGCCAGACTGGTCCACCACCGCACCGATCACGCTGACGCCCATCCAGATCGCCTACGTCGCCGGGAAATTGGCCGACTTGCGCGCTGCACAAGTACCCGCTACCGGCATTCCGACTGCGGGAGAGGTGGCGAAGGCTGTTCAAGTATTTACCTGCAAGGGCAAGGGCGGCGAATATGAGCTAGTCGGCTATTCCAACGGCGCGGGCCCGAAGCGCGGGGAAAGCATCGTCGTGTACCGCGACACTACCAAGCCCGATGTCTTCTACCATCGCAGCCGAGAAGACTTCAGCGAGCGCATGGAATGGCTCGGAGGCCGCGCACCAATCTCCACCACTCATACATCAGGAGAGGTGGAGAAAGCCGGGTGGATCAGCGTCGAGGATGATCGCAAGCCGAAAGGCCGCACGCCGATTCTGGTCACGGTCGATTACGTGCGCTACGGCGAGTATGAAGATGGTACGTCGGGCGAGTGGCGCGGGCAGATCGTGACCGAGGGAGAGTACGTGCCCCAGCACGGCGAGGTGGGCGACTACTTCACTAGCTACAGCAGCCCGCACGGCGACGGTGAAGCGGTAACGCACTGGATGCCCATTCCCGCCCCGGCCCAGCCGAAGGACACCACGGACACCCGGAGGGATGCATGAGCACCGAGCGCAAAGAGTTTGAATCGTGGGTGGCGCGCGTGCGCCTTCCTTACTGCGACACGCCTGCCGACCGCGCACAGCAATGGATCGGCTGGCAAGGGTGCCGCGCATCTCCTGCCGCTGCTGTACCAGAAGGTGCGCTGCCACCGCTGCCGACCGAGAAGTTGCTGCGGATAATTGCCGAGAACACCGGCAAGCGCATCAACCTGAGCCTTGACGATCTCGACCAATACCTGTCAGTTGCCCGTGCTGCTGTAGAAGCGGATCGAGCGCAGCGCCCCGAGAATACTCAGCAGCAGGAGGGGTGTGATTCCGCCCTGCGCGCGGAACCGGCATGGCGCAAGACTCAAGCGCCGTGCTCTGTTTGCGAAGGCCAGAACTACCAGTGTCACCACTGTGACGGTATGGGCATTGAGCCGCGCAAGATCGATCACTACGGCGACTGCCGGTGCGTCCTGTCGCAATACTGCGACGGCAAATGCAACCCGGTATTTGCCGATGAGTTGGCTTCCCGGTGCCGCGCGGAGGGCGGCGATGGTGCAAATCGAACTACTACAGATTCTGTAGCAGTTGGGGCGGATCGAGCGCAACAAGGCGAGCCGGTAGCATGGGCCTGCGCGCTCAACCTTGATCACACTCCGATGGAAACGCCTGATGTCGAATGGGGCGCGGAATGCACATGGGCGCCCGAGTTCAAACCTTTTCCGCTCTACCGCGCTGCCACCAAGGCAGCAGCAGCTGCTGATGCGCCGAAGTTGTCACGTAACGAGATTCAGGACATGGCATTCGCCTACTGCCCATCGGGGCAGATTGGCGAGCTGCAAGAGTTCGCTGAAGCGTTGTTGGCAAGGGTCGCTGCACCAGTACCCGATACCGGCGACCGGGCACCTGCTGGGGATGCGCGAGAAGAGGTGCAGCAGAAGATCGACCTCCAGCTTTGCGTGCTCGAATGGAACCGCGCGCAGAGCAAGCCGCCTATCGAGATCGGGAAGGAATACTTCGTCGCGCAGGAGATCGCCGCAATGCTCGCCCGCCGCGCATCTTCCACTCCCGCTGTTCCGGGAACGAAGGTAGTGCCGATCACGCCGACCCTGGAGATGGTCAAGGCAGGCGATGCAACCCTGAACGGGCGCGGAACCTGTGTGCTGGCGTGGCGCGCGATGCTCGCTGCCGCTCCCTCCCATCCATCAGAGGCGAAGACCTGCACCTGCCCAAGCGGAGACGGATCGTTGCGCTGGCCCTGCCAGGTGCATCCATCAGAGGCGAAAGCCGGGGAGGATGCGTGAATGAGCTGGCTCTTTTCGCAGGTGCTGGTGGAGGAATTCTCGGTGGCAAGCTGCTTGGGTGGACAACCGTCTGTGCAGTTGAACGTGATGCCTACGCAGCACAAGTTTTGGCGCAACGACAAAACGATCGATGCCTCCGACCATTCCCTATTTGGTCTGACGTTACGAGTTTTGACGGAAGACCATGGGCAGGAATTGTTGATGTCGTATCGGGCGGCTTTCCGTGCCAGGATATCAGCGCGTCGGGAAAGGGCGCTGGACTCGATGGCGAGCGAAGCGGACTTTGGGCCGAAATGGCGCGGGTCGTTCGCGAGGTTCAACCTCGATACGTCTACGTGGAAAACTCCCCAATGCTCACTTCTCGGGGACTCGGAAGAGTTCTCGGAGACCTGGCCGGTATGGGGTTCGATGCGCAATGGGGAGTGCTGGGCGCTCACCACACCGATGCTCCGCACGAGAGAGAAAGAATCTGGATTCTTGCCGACTCCGGACGCCAGCATGGGCGCGAGGGGGGCGTCAACGAACAAGACGAATCGCCGGCCGGATGGCTCAAAAAGGCAAGTAACCATCAACGATATCGTGGGTGGCCGACCGAACCCGACGTGGACCGAATGGGTAATGGGGTGGCCCATCGGGTGGACCGACTTAAAGCCGTTGGAAACGGACAGGTTCCAAGAGTGGCGGCAGCAGCATGGGATATTTTAAGAGGCAAATCATGAACGAAAAAGATATGGTTATTGCGTCAGCAAAAGTCGCTGGAATCAAAGGAAAGTGGGATCAAGGCACCTTCGTTTTGAGGAATCCGATGGCCGATCAATGCAGCTCTTGGAATCCTGTTTGGGATGTTTGCGACGCAGTTTTCTTGGCATGCAAATTATCCATGAGGATTTACTTCTCGCTTGAAGCGGTGACGATCTACAAAGGAGAAATAACGGTCCAAGAAAATGTGGGTGATGATGGGATGGCTGCTCTGCGGAGTGCAATCGTTCAAGTGGCTGTTGAGTTGCATGAAGAAGACAAGAGATCAAGACAACAGCGTCGGGCCGCTCCTGCGCACCCAGGAGAAGAAGGGAAGTGACCTGTTGCGCTGCTCGCACGACACGATGAAAATATCTTGCGTCATAAGTTTATCTGATATATATTGTGTCCATGGGCAGCGCAATGGTGCGCGGCGATAAAAGGAGAAGAGAAAATGAAAGTAGCTGCAATCCTGCTGGTGCTGTGCGCGCTGGCCGCGCTGGCGATGCACTTGGCATGGCGTGATCTGCCGGAACTGGAGGCGATGACGGACGAGCAGTTGGAGCAGGAATCGTGGTGGGAGGCGCAAAGCGGTCGCTACCGCAACAAGTACAGCCGCGAGCTGGAGCGCCGCGCCAAGCAGCGCCATGGTGCGCAATGAAGCGCCTGATGCTGGGCTTGACGGACGCCGAGCGCCGCCAGATGCAGCAGAACCGCTCGGCGCGCCGCTGCATGCTGCTGCTGACGCTGTGCATCGTCGTCGTGGGAATGATCGAGAAGTTTTCATAAAAAAGGAGAAATCAAAATGAGCAGCACCATCGAAAAGCGCCCCGCCGAGTTGCGCGCTGGCGACATCGTGAACTACGACTGCGGCGCGTTCATCATCCTGAAAATCAGGAACATGAGCGTGGAAGGCTCGGTCGATGCCTATGTTGTCGAGTGCAACGACATCGTGCCGACCGTCGTACTCATGACCTTCACCGGCACCTGCTACGTGACCGGCCCATCCATGACGCCAGCGCAGCAGAACGCCGAGGAACTGCTTGCGCTGGTGCGCAATTATGGGACTGTCAGCCTATCGAGCTGGGAATGCACCGCGCTCGACCTACTCGCCCGCATCGATCCGCCAAAGCCGCCAAGCGCCGAGGAACTGGCGCAAGTCATGGAATATCTCATGCTCGGCCGCACGAACCCTCCGCGCGCCGTCGAGATGCTGGAGCGCGCCCGCGCTGCTGGATGCCTGAAAGGCGGCGAGAAATGAGCGGCGCGAAGCCTACGGGCGGCCCGGCATTCCCGGTCGTGATCGAACCAACCGCACAAGGTCGTGCATCTGGCGAAAAACCGCAGGTCTGCACCGGCCTGACGATCCGCGACAGTTTCGCCATCGCTGCATTGCAAGGCGCGCTCTCTGGCGCGCTGGCTGATGGTTCGCATCTCGGTGAGGAATCGCCGCGCCAGTTCGCCGAAATGGCCTACAAGATTGCCGACGCCATGATGACGGAGCGCGCCAAATGAGCGAAGCACAAGTGCTGGGCCTGCTCCTGATCGTTTTCGTCCTGCTCCTGCTGCTCGCCATGCTGGCGCGCTCCATCGGCTGGCGCGAGACGATCAAGGACTTGCTGATCGCGGTCGGCTTCACGCTGGCGCTGTTTCTGGGGATGGGATTGCTGACAGGGAGGATTGCCTGACACTAGCCGGAAGGAAAGGAAACCCGGACAATAGACCAGCCCGCCAGCGGCCCGCCTGGCACATCTGCCCGAGGAAAACGACCATGTACCGCGAAAGCTTTGAAGAATACTTGGCAAGGATAGACCAGCAGATACAAGAGGCCCGCGCCAAGAAATCGCCCGGCCTCGACAGGCGACAGAAAAACCAGCCGCTACCCGAGGGCATGGAAGACAGAAGAAAGCTCGCCGACCGCCGCAAGGGGCGGCAAGGCGTCAGAGAAAAGGAGAAGCAGGAATGAGCTACGAGATACCCAACGAACTAGTCAAATTCCGCGTCGAGACCATCAAGGGCGAGGACGTTTTGATCTTCGACCACGACGCATCGCTGATGGACCGCGAAGTCGCGCGCCAGATTTACGAAGCCGACAAGCCCAAGCGAGACGCACTAGACGCAGCGCGCTGGCGATTCTTTGACGATCACGCGCAGGATATTGTCGAGGGCAGTTCGCTGGCGGCGTGGCTCAAATTTGACGGCCCCATGAAGCACGGATCGCGCGCCGCCGCAATTGACTTCCTCATCGCAGCAGAGAAGGAGTCCGAGAAATGACAGGCCGAACCATCAGCGAAGAAATCGTGGAAATTTTCAATATCCTGAAAACCCCACGCACCTGGCCGCCGCAGCAAACAGACATCGACGCCATCGACGCCGCCCGTTACCGCAAGTTGCGCCAGCACTTTAAGAACCGCGAGGCGGACTTGCAACTGTGGGGCTTCAAGTTCAAGGACCAGGACACGGTTGGCGGCGAAGACGACCTGGACGACTTCTGCGACCAAAGCATCGCAGCAGAGAAGGAGCAAGCAAATGGACAGTAACCGCAGCACACTGAGCCAGCGCGCCCTGGACTGGTACGACAAGGAGCAGGTCGAGAACGAATACGGCATCAACCGCGACAGCTTCCACCTGTTCGTACTCGGCCTGATTGACGAACTGACCGGCGCGGAAGACTGGATCAAGGTCGAAGACAGCCTTCCTGAAGGGGAGTGCCTGGCGATCTACGTCACGCCAGCAGGAAAGCGCCGGATGATCCGCGCCAAGTACGCACGTCAGTTCCAGATCGAAGCCGAGGGCGACGACTGCGAGACCGAATACAACGAGGACGACGACACCTTCTACATCAAAGCTGGGTGGCTGGAGTGCATCGACAACTGGGGCGAGTATTCGAGCTGCTATGTGGTCGAAGGGGCTGTGACGCACTGGAAGCGCCTACCAGCCCCGCCGTCCGATTGAGTCTGTACGCTGCCGCACCCCAAGGCCCGCCGCGCGCGGGCTTTTTCATTATATGTTGTAAATAAACAACCCGACAGTATCGTGGCAAGGATTACCATTGAGCAATCTCGTCAGAGGAATCCTACGCCATGCCAGCCCGCGAAATCCAGCCGCACATGCCCCAAGTCGGGCGCTCCGTCTACTACTGGCCGATGCAGGAAGACAAGCTGCTCGACCATCCGCAGCCGCACTATGCCGTGATCGTCTTCGTGAACGACAACGGCACGATCAACCTGGCGATCTACAACGAGCGCGGCTTTCCCTACCGCCGCTGCCGCGTCCCGCTCGTCACCGACCGCCGCCCGCAATCGGGCGAGGCATCATTCCCGCCGTGACCACCATCGAGCAAATCCGCGCCTGGAGCACCTACCCAGACCGGCTTTGCTTCATCGTCAGGCGTGCCAATAAAGCAATCCTGCTCCTGCCCGACGACATCGACTCGCGCACCGACACCCAGCTGCAAGCATTCATCGAAGAGAAGTTCAACACCACCAGGGAGAAAACACCATGCTGAAGAAGACCGTCGAGACCACCCAGAACGAAGACCTGCGCACCACCATTACCACCACCTACCTGATCTGGGGCTTCATCATTTACCAGAAGAGTATCGACAAGGCCGTGCTGCTGACCTTCCCGCAGGCGAAGTTCTGATGGCGCACTTCCCGGAGAACATATCGCGCCATGACCGCACAGAGGAATTGCGGAAAAGGCTTATGCACTCCGCAACTATGGCCTGGTATCTGGAGTTCCATGCGCCAAAACGCAATCCAGTGCGATTGGCTGTGCGATACGCCCTGATGAACTGGCATTAAAGCGTAGCAATCTCCAGTTAATTGCATGTAGTCACTTCTCAGTGATACCATACGGCAACGGAGCAATGCGGTTATGGGCGATGAGCAGTTCTAGATAGGCAGTCGCGTACGGGGGCGGATCATTGCCCCATGCGCTGACGGTTCTGGCGTTGAGCTTTAGTCGTCTCGCAAGAGCAGCTTTGGTAAGACCGGCCTGAGCCAGTAGTTTTTTGAATTCAGACACTCAAGCCTCCATAAGAAATCTACGTTACAATCAAAAACATCTACATTATGGCAGCAAAAGGCAAAACTGAGAAAGAAACCGCATCAAGAAGCGGCTACTCCCAAGAGGTTGCTGATGAGATTTGCGAGCGCATGTCGAATGGCGAACCATTGCGCGAAATTTGCCGGGATGACCGGATGCCAGCTTGGCGAACTGTGTACGCATGGCAGGAGGCAAAGCCAGAGTTTCGTGCACGCATCGCATACGCGCGCGAGATGGGCGAGGAAGCCATTGCCCAAGATTGTATGCGGATTGCTGATACGCCACTGCTAGGTGAAGAGGTAGAAGAGAGCGCCAACGGGATGAAGATCAAGCGTGGCGACATGCTTGGACATCGCAAGCTTCAGATTGAAACTCGGCTAAAGCTGCTAGCGAAATGGAACCCGCGAAAGTGGGGTGAAAAAGTTGATGTTAATCATGGCGGGCAGACAGAAAACCCGCTCGCCATCCTCATGAGCCAGGTGGCGGGGAAGACGCTGAAGCCCGTTGCCAATCCAGAGGATGATGAATGAGCGCAGTTTTGGGTTATCAGCCAATTGACCAAATGGACGAGGATCAGTTCAGCTCCGCGCTTGCTGACCCGATGTTTCGCTTATCCAATTTATATTGGATCAAAACTAAAACGGAAAGTGATGACGAGGGCGACGAAGGTTTGGTGGTTCGCTTCAGGCCCAATCAATACCAGAAAAGGCTTCTGAAAAGGCTGCATCACCGCAATATAATTTTGAAAGCCCGCCAATTGGGCTTCTGTTGCGACCCTGCAACGCGAGTTCTCACCGCTGACTTGCGCTGGGTTCCTATTGGCGCGTTACAGGTCGGACAGGAAATCGTCGCTGTCGATGAACATCCTGCCGGTGGGCGCGGCTCCGAGCGCAAGATGCGCACCGCTACTGTGCGGGCAGCAGCCAAGGTGCACCGCAAGGCATACCGCATCACTTTTGATGATGGCCGTAGCGTAACGTGTACCGATCAGCACCCATGGCTATCCAAAAAGGCGGGGACTAGTGCTGAATGGCGCAGCTTGAGTGGCAAGGGAAATCAGGTCGTTGGGAAGCTCAAAGTTGGTACGAATGTGCGATGGGTTGCCAAGCCATGGAGCGACGAGCGCACATTTGATGACGGCTGGATGGGAGGCATGCTTGATGGCGAGGGAAGCATGGCGAAGCCGTGCAGTAGTGGTGCAGAAATCAATGTCTCGCAGGTGCAAGGCCCAGCTTTCGGGCGCATGGAGATGTACCTGTCGCAGCGTGGCTACCACTACCGTACGGAAGAAGATCAGCCGGTTCGCAAGAGTAAGTTCGGCAAGACAGCAGTGCATAAACTGTGCGTCAGCCGCATGGACGAGTTGTTTCGGCTGATAGGCCAAACCCGCCCTATTCGCTTCCTTGGGCGTCATTTCTGGGAAGGCAAGGGCCTGCCAGGCAAGCGCAATGGTGATGTTGGCTGGGCCAAGATCACGCACATCGAAGAGTTGGGCGAGCAGACGATGATCGATCTGCAAACTTCAACTGGAACCTATATTGCCGAAGGTTTCGTGTCACACAACACGACCCTGATCCAGATTCTCTTCCTGGACTATGCCCTGTTCACGCCCAACGTGCGCTGCGGCGTGATCGCGCACACGGATGACGCGGCGCTGAAAGTGTTCAAGAAGATCAAGTTCGCATACGACCGCCTGCCCGACATCCTGAAGGCATCGGTTCCGCTCAAGACCTGCAACGCCCACGAAATGGAGCTTGCGAACGGCTCGGTGCTGACGGTGGGCACGTCGATGCGCTCGGACACGATCCACTATCTGCACATCTCCGAATTCGGAAAAATCTGCGCCCAATTCCCGCTGCGCGCCGAAGAGGTCATTACCGGCACGATCCCAGCCGTGCCCAATAGCGGCGTGATCTTCATCGAATCGACCGCCGAGGGGCGCGACGGGGCATTCTTCAAGATGAGCCAGCGCGCCGAAGCGCTGATGCACCAGGGGAAGGCGCTCACGCCCAAGGAATACCGTTTCCACTTCTTCCCATGGCATGACGCCGATGAATACCAGATCGACCCGGCAGGCGTCATCCTGTCGGCGCGCGACAATGAATATTTCGATCTGCTTGAAGCGAAGGTCGGCAAGACGATCACCCCGGCGCAGCGCGCATGGTGGATTTCCACGCGCGACAACGACTTCGCGGGCGAAGACTCGAAGATGTGGCAGGAATACCCGTCCACGCCCGAGGAAGCATTCCAGCAGTCCACCGCTGGCACCTATTACGCCGTGCAGCTTGCCAAGGCCCGCAAGGAAAAGCGCATCGGCAAGGTTCCCTACATGCCAGGCATCCCTGTCAATACCTTCTGGGACATCGGCCACGGCGACGGTACCGCGATCTGGTTCCACCAGCGCGTCGGACAGAATGACCACTTCATCAACTTCATCGAGGGATGGGGCGAGCCTTATGCGCACTTCGTCAAGGAGATGCAAAAGCTCGACTACGTCTGGGGCACGCATTACCTGCCGCACGACGGCAATCATGTCCGCCAGGGCGAACTGGAGAACCTGTCGCCCAAGCAGATGCTGGAAAAGCTGGGCCTTCGACGCCTGGAAATCGTACCCGTCGTGGCCGAACTCCAGCACGGCATCAGCGCCGTGCGCGACGCTTTCGCCTCCTACTGGTTCGATGAAGAACGCTGCAAGGAAGGCATCGCCCACATCGAGCTGTACAAAAAGAAGTGGAACAACACGACACAGACCTTTACGGACCAGCCGCTGAAGGATATTCACACCGAGGCGGCGGACGCCCTGCGGCAGCATGCTCAAGGCTTCAAGGTCTCGAACGGGCCGGATAGCTGGAAGCGCCCACAACGAAGCTGGAAGTCCAGCTGATAACCAAGGAGAAGAGAATGAGCGAAGATTTGCAGCAATGGAGTGTGGCTCACAATAAATGGCAGAAAAGAGCAAGGGTGACTATGAAAGTTCTCGCTTGGCTTGGTATTGCGACATGGGTCTATGTGATGTATCGAGTGTATCCATGACGACCATTGCATTTGATGGTGTCACTCTCGCCGCCGACAAGCAAAGTACATCGCATGGAATGGCTCGCACCGTGACGAAGATTCGCCGCATCCGTGGTGAGCTATTTGCAATGAGCGGTGGCGGCATCCATTGCCAAGCGCTTATGAAATGGTTTGAGGGATCGCGTAACCCGAGCGAATGGCCTAAAGCGCCCGACGATGAGAGCTGCGGCAACATCATTCAAGTGACGAAGGCTGGCTTATTCGTGTGGAGTGGCGCGGGCCTTCCGCATCCAGAGCCATTAGAAGATCGATTCATGGCCTTCGGAAGCGGGCGAGACTTCGCCATGGCTGCTATGCACCTTGGCAAGAGCGCCAAAGAGGCTATCGAAATCGCCAGCATCTACGACATCGCAACGGGAATGGGCATCGATACGCTCACCCTCTAGGAGAAAAAATTGAACGCACCAACCCGCAAACCCGCCCTCGACCTGACCCGCAATCATTTTGTCCGAGCCATCGGCGATCTGGTGTGCGTAGGAACGTGGGTGATGAATGAGGCGCAAGAGGACTACGAGCCATGTCTCGCAATCCTGCCACGCTACCGCAGAAAAGGCGGTTTCCGCCCCTGTTGTGTAGCATTAAGTTCCATCTGGCAATATAATGAACCGGCTTACCTCGCAATGGCGAGCATGAATTTCGCCCGACTTTTGGGCATGGACGACTGCATGAGCAACGCCCACAAAATTGGCGAGCTGATCCACAGTCACATCGGCGACCTTGTTAAGATGCCGCCGAACCCGACGCAAAGCATCATTGTCGCCGATGCAACGTACACCATCGATGGTCGTACGCATTCGGCGCAGGTGCTGGACCATCAACCCTTGGCGCAAGCCTGAACTGAACCGGAGAAACGCCCTTGGAGCCAATTGACCTTCTAGACAAGAAACGCCATAAGGTCGTCAAGGGCGCGCCCGAAGATCGCGGCATGGCTGCTGAGCCGCCGACCGCCGAGAAGTCGGAAGAACAGCAGGCCAATGAGCAGAAAGAGCGCGACCTGCACGCCAAGCTGATTTCCTTCTACCGCCAGGAGCTGGAGCGCCAGGCAGACAACCGCTACGAACAGGCGCTGGACGAGGACTACTACGACGGCATCCAGCTGTCCGAAGAGGAACTGGAAGAATTCAAGAAGCGCGGCCAGCCGCCGACCACCTACAACGTTCTAGCCGTGTCGCTGAACTGGATTTTCGGTTCCGAGAAGCGCGGTCGCACCGACGACAAGATTTACCCGCGCGGCAAGGAAGACGCACAAGCCGCCGAGCGCAAGTCGAAATACATGAAGTACCTGTCGGATGTGAACCGCATCCAGTTTCACCGTTCGGCGGCATTCGAGGACGCGGGCAAGGTCGGTGTCGGCTGGCTCGAATGCGGCTACCAGGAAGAGGATGACGGCGAGCCGATCTTCGAGGGTTCCGAGTCGTGGCGTAACGTCTTGTGGGATTCGGCGGGCAGTCGTCTCAGCCAGGATGACTGGCGCTATCTGTTCCGCGTGCGCTTCGTGGACGAAGACGTGGCAATCGCCATGTTCAAACACCTGCCAGGCGCAGAAGAGAAAATCAAGAACTCTGTTCAGGAATCGTCGGTGCTGGGCGGGATTAACATGCTCGACGGCGACGTGGCGATGGACTTCGCCGAGGCCGAGCGCGACACCCAGACCAGCCACCACATGGTCGAATTCAAGCGCCGCCGTGTGCGCTTGATTCAGTGCGAGTACCGCAACCCGGAAGAGGTCGAGAAGCTGCGCGGCGGCGTGTTCAACGGCCAAATCTTCGATGAAAACGACCCGCGCCACGTCGAGGAAGTCGAATCGGGCCGCGCCACGAAGGTCAAGAAGATGATGATGCGGATGCGCCGCGCCATCCTGACCCCAAGTGAACTGATCTACGATGCGCCATCGATCTACCGCCATAACACCTTCTCGCTGACCCCGATCTGGTGCTATTGCCGTGGCCGCGACCGCATGCCCTATGGCTTCGTGCGCAACCTGCGCCCGATTCAGGACAGCATCAACAAACGCGCATCGAAGGCGCTGCAAATCCTGTCGTCCAACAAGGTCGTAATCGAGGAAGACGCCCTGTCGGAAAGCATGACGGTCGAGGAATTCGCCGACGAGGTGGCGCGCCCGGACGCCATCATCCCGGTCAAGCAGGGGCGCATCGGCAGCATCGAATTCAACATGGACCGGGGCATGGATCAGGCCCACATGGCGCAGTTCAGCACCGACGTGGGCATGATCGAGCGCGTGGGCGGCGTGAACCGCGACAATCTCGGCCAGCAGACCAATGCGCAGTCGGGTAAGGCTATCGTCGCACGCCAGCAGGAAGGCTCGCTTGCCACGTCGGGTCCGTTCGACAACCTGCGCCTGGCGGTGCAGATGCACGGCGAGAAGAAGCTGAGCCTGGTCGAGCAGTTCGCCACCGAGGAAAAGCAGTTCCGCATCACGAACATGCGCGGCGCGCCGGAATTCGTCACCATGAACGACGGCCTGCCGGACAACGACATCACCCGCAGCAAGGCTGACTATGTGGTGGGCGAAGCAGAATGGCGCATGTCGATGCGCCAGGCTGCAACCGAGCAGCTGGGCCAGGTCATCCAAGGCTTGCCGCCCGAAGTCATCATGTCGATTCTTGACCTGTACGTGGAAAGCATGGACATCGAGAACCGCGAAGAGATCGTCAAGCGCATCCGAGCACTCAACGGCCAGAAAGACCCGGACCAGACCGAGCCAACCCCGGAAGATATGGCGGCAGAGCAGTCCAAGGCGCAGCAGCAACAACTCCAGCAGCGCGACATCGAGTTGGGCTTCGCTGAGCGCGAAGCGAAAATCGAGAAGGACCGCGCCGCAGTCCGCAAGACCGATGCCGACGTGGATGTCGCCCGCTCCGTTATGTTCAACAACAACATGACCGGCATGAATAGCGTGATGAGCGCCGCCACCCAAGTGATCCAAGCCCCGACCATCGCCCGTGTCGCGGACGGCATCGCCATTCAAGGCGGCTGGCAAGGAGGTCTCGACGTGCCTAAGAATCTGCCGCAACCACCCTCCGCCGCGCAGGGCATCCTGATGCCGCCACCAGTTCCGCCGCAGGCCGCGCCTGCACCCATCGAAGCACCACAACAGCCACCAATGGCATAAGGAGAAAGCATGGATAACCAGCACAAGAAGATCACCGGCTACCGCGACCTGTCGCAGGAAGAAATCAACCTCATGAACGAGGGCAAGGCGCTGGCCGAACAGTGCGGCGCGTACATCGAAAAGCTGCGCGCCCGTGACAAGGCAATCGCGCAGACACCACCGGCCAGTGGCGACGCACGGCGCGCGCTCGACCAGCGCTGGATCAGCATCGGCGCAACCGACCTGCAACGCGGCTTCATGGCCGTGATCCGTGGCATCGCACAGCCGACCACGTTCTAACAACTTACAACACAGGAGTCCAAAGCATGAGCCAACACGAAGAACATCCAGATGACGGCCTGACCGATCAAGAGCGCGCTGCGCTCTCCATCGTTGAAAAACCAGAGACTGAAGCGGAAGGCGAACCGCAACCAGAGGCCGAACCGGAAGTAGAGCCGCAGCCCGAGCCGGAAGCGGAGCCAGCGCCAGAACCTGAGCCGCAACCAGAAGCAGAACCGAAGCCCGAGCCAGAGCCAAAAGTGGAGGTTGCGCCCGTCGAGCAGCCGCGCGCGCCGAATGCTCCCATTCTGATCGCCACCGCGCCGGAAGATGCACAAACCAAGCTGGCCGAGATCGCCAAGCAGAAGGACGAACTGGCGCAGAAGTGCGACGACGGCCTGATTACCATGGCGCAGTACCAGAAAGACCTGGACGCCCTGAACGAGCAGCAGTTCGACATCAAGTCGCAGCTGCGCGAGGCCGAGCTGGCGCAGAAGATGGAGCAGCAGCGCATCCAGAATGCATGGATCGCCGACTGCAACGCCTTCCTCAACACGCACGCCGAATACAAGGAAGGCTCGCCGACGTTCGATGAAGAACGCCGCAACCTGCTGGACGCCGCCCTGATGAGCCTTGCCAAGATTCCTGCGAATCAGGGCATGGACAACAACGCCGCACTCGCCAAGGCGCACAAGATGGTCAAAGGTGCATACGGCGAAGTCGATGTCGCAGCACCGGCACCTCAGCCCAAGCCAGCACAGCCGAAAGTGCCGCAGCCTGCCGCCATGCCCGACATCGGCAAGCTGCCAGTCGCGCAGATGAACGACACCAGCGGCGGCGAATTCGCGGCACTCGAGGCCCTGCGCAAGTCGGGCGACGTGGAGCGCTACGAAGCGGCTTTGGATGCCCTGTCGGACGCGGCCAAAGCCCGCTACCTGCGCACCTGATCGACCACCACCATAGATAGAAAGCACACATGGCACTGACGATGGATTTGAAGCCCGGCCAGAAGCTGCAAGTCGGCGACGCAACGATCACCATGGAATCGAAGTCGGGCCAACTTGCCCGCCTGGTAATCGACGCGCCCAAGTCCGTGACCGTCAAAAAGCTCGAAGCCAGTTCGCCCGCTATGAAGCTGATCGCCGAACAGGGCTTGATGACAGCGTAGTCATGTTGCTTTCTATCTATATTTTTGTTGCTTTGAAAAAATCCTAGTCATATAATCGCGCCATCACCCAGCGCAGGAAGTGCCGGTTGAGTCCACAACTTAACCCTTTTGCAAAGGCACTTCCATGACTACCACCACTTTCGGCACCAATTCGCCGCAAACCGTCCAGAAATGGTCGACCGACCTCTGGCTGGACCAGCGCAAGCAGTCGTACTTCGAGCAGCGCTTCATCGGCACCTCGAACAACTCGATCATCCACCGCAAGACCGAGCTGGAAACTGGCGCTGGCGACCGCGTCAAGTTTGACCTGTGCGTGCAGCTGCGCGGCCAGCCGACCTATGGCGATGATCGCGCCGAAGGCTCGGAAGAAAACCAGAGGTACTACCAGGACGAAGTGTTCATCGACCAGGTCCGCAAGCCCGTGTCAGCTGGTGGCGAGATGACCCGCAAGCGTACCGCGCACGACCTGCGCGCCACCGCGAAAGACCTGCTGTCGGACTACTTCGCCCGCTTCACCGACGAACTGTTCATGATGTACCTGGGCGGCGGTCGTGGCGTCAACGAAGATTTCATCGTGCCGGTCGGCTACGCTGGCTTCGCCGGTAACGCCTTCACCGCGCCGGATTCGGACCACATCCTGTACGCAGGCGCGGCCACCTCGAAAGCGACCCTGACCGCCAACGACAAGATGACCAAGGCTCTGGTCGAGCGCGCGCTGAACAAGGCCGAGATGATGCAGGCCCGCAACCCGGAAACCGCGAACATGGTCCCGGTCAAGAACGGCTCGCAAGGCCAGTACGCGTTCCTGATGAACCCGGACCAGGAATACGACATGCGCAACGCCGACACTACCGGCTGGCTGGACATCCAGAAGGCCGCTGCTGCTGCCGAAGGCCGCGACAACCCGATCTTCAAGGGCGGTCTGGGCATGATCGGCGGCGCAGTTCTGCACAAGCACCGCTCGGTCATCCGCTTCAATGACTACGGCTCGGGCAGCAACGTCAACGCCGCGCGCGCCCTGCTGCTGGGCCGCCAGGCTGCTGTCGTCGCCTACGGCACCTCGGGCGGCATGCGCTACACCTGGAAAGAGAAGATGAAGGACTACGACAACGAGCCGACCGTTGCCGCAGGCTGCATCTTCGGCGTCAAGAAGACCCGCTTCAATGGCCGCGACTTCGGCGTGCTGTCGGTCGATACCGCCGCCAAAGACCCGAACGCAGCTTAATGGAACAGGCCGGGGAAGCCCGGCCTTCCTCTGAACCTTCAATCTAGGAACCAAAAACATGCCTACCATCCTCTCGCAGTTCGCCACCCGCGTGTCGAACACCATCAACGCAGATTGCGCTGGCGACGTTGTCGTCAACCAGTTCTATGTGGACCTCAAGGCCGCCGATCTGGTCGCCAACAACATCATCGACCTGGGCATCCTGCCCGCAGGCCACACCATCACCCACGCTACGCTCATTCCAGACGACCTGGATTCGGGCGGCTCCCCGGCAATCACCCTCGATGTCGGCCTGCTGTCCGGCACCATCGGCGATGCTGTTAGCGCTCGCACCTGCGGCGCCGAACTGTTCTCGGCATCGACCGCTGCGCAGACTGGCACTCCTGCATCGGCAACTGGCAAGAGCGCCTACACCATCGCAGCTTCTAGCGCAGATCGTTCGATTGGCGTGAAGATCGTCGCCGCACCAGCAACCGCAGCGGCTGGCCGCCTGCGCCTGCAAGTGTCGATGGCGGCAGTCAGCAGCGGCTTCCAGTTCTAAGCCGCTGACGTTAAGGCGGGGCCAAGCGCCCCGCTTTTTCCATCCTCACACAAGAATCAGGAGAACGTCATGTCCACCCAGATCGAATGCAAGCTGATCCGCGAGGGCGGCACTTTCGCGGAAGTCGGCGGCACCGAATACCACTTCGCCCCACAATCTGACGGCGCGCACGTCGCCACCATCGACAACGACGACCATGCCGACGTATTCCTGTCGATCACCGAAGGCTATCGCCTGTATCGTGGCGCAGCCAAGGCCGCACCTGTCGCCATCGAGAAGGCCGCCGAGCCAGTCGCGCCAGCCGCACCGCAAGCTGTCATCGAGCCGCAGGCACCAGCCACCGAAGTGTATGAGCGCGCTGCGCTGGCCGCCGAATACGAGCGCCTGACCGGCGAGAAGCCGCACGCAAAAACCGGCGTGAAAAAGCTGCGCGAACTGATCGCCGCCAAGCAAACCGTCTAACCCCTTCAGGATGCGCCGATGGACCGCTACACTGACACCGTTCAGAACGAAATCGGCAATGCTGTCGCTGGCGCATCCGTCCTGATTCTCGACGCCGCAGGGCAGAGCGCGACGCTCTACGCAAACCGCGCAGGCACCGTGCCGCTCGGCAACCCATTGACCACTGACCAACTCGGCGCATTCAGCTTCTTCGCTGCCGATGGCGTCTACTCTGCGCGCGTGTCCATCGCTGGCGTGTTCAAGGCCGAACTGAAGGACATCCGCCTGGAAGACCCGAGCAACGGCCTTGCCGTCTACGCGGCATCTGGCGGCGCGGCGCTGATCGGCACCGCCTCCGGCTCGACCGTGCAGGCCGACCTGACCGGCCTGCGCACGGAAGTCGATGCATGGGAGCCGTACGAACTGCCAGCGGCGACGAATGCCGTGCGCGGCGGTGTGCGCGTCGGGTCCGGCATCAACCTGTCCGGCGACCTGATTTCCGTCACGCCATACAGTCTTCCAGTAGCCAGCGCATCCATCCTCGGCGGCGTGAAGGTCGGCACCGGCTTGAACGTGGCTGGCGATGGCACGATGTCCGCAGTGGCCTACACCCTGCCCGTGGCGACTGGCTCCGTGCTTGGCGGCGTCAAGGCGGGCAACAACGTCAGCATCGCGGCAGACGGCACCCTGACCTTTACCCAATATTCGCTGCCGATTGCCAGCGCAGCCACGCTCGGCGGCGTGCGGATCGGCGAAGGTCTCGCAGTCGATGGCAGCGGCATCCTGAGCGCAACGGGCCTGACGACTGGATCGGTTGCCACCGTCAACAGCATCGCTCCAGTATCGGGCAACGTCGCGCTCACCACCGACAACCTGCCCGAGAGCGGAACGCCCACCAATCAGTGGTTCACCGCCGCGCGCGTGCGCAGCGCCGTGCTGACTGGCCTGTCCGTTGCGACCAATGCCGTGGTCGATGCCGCCGATACCTTGCTTGTCGCGCTCGGCAAGCTTCAGGCGCAAGTCACCGCGCGCGTGCAGAAGTCCGGCGACAGCATGAGCGGCAAGCTGACCCTGCCCGGCTCGACCTCGGCGCTCGCCCTGCTGCTGACGAATGCATCGGAGAAGATCACGATTGCCGCATCGCCAGCGACCGGCACCGTGAACTTTGACGTGACCACGCAGTCGCTGCTGTGGTACACGCAGAATGCGACGGGCAACTGGACGATCAACGTGCGCGGCAACGCGAGCAACACGCTGAACAGCATGCTTGGCATCGGCGAGGCAATCACCGTCTCGTTCTGGGCAAGTCAAGGCAGCACAGCTTACTACCCGACCGCCATTCAGGTTGACGGCGCAGCGCCCGCGTCGGTCAAGTGGCAGAGCGTCGCCCCAAGCGCGGGCAATGCGTCAGCCATCGACATCTACACCGTCGCCATCGTGAAGACCGCCAACGCGACCTTCACCGTGTTTGCAAGCCAAGTGCCATTCCGATAATCATGCCATTCCTCGCCACATCAGCAGCAGGGTCGGCGCGCGGTCAAGGATTCCGAACGATGGTCAAGAAGCTCATCACCGAAACGATTATGACCAGCGGCAATTGGGCTGCGCCAATCGGCGTAGGCATGCTTGCATCCCTTGTTGGGCGAGGCGGCAGCGGCACTCCATACGAGCCAGCACGCGACGCTGTTCCGGGGCCGATGACGAAGTTCAAGCTAATCCAGAATCGATACCGTCGAATCGACGGCGGCCCGGATGATGTCGAGGTGTATATCACGCGCGGCGACAACGCATGGCCTGGCACGACACCCCCAGATGCGACGGTCGAGGTTGCGCCTTTCTTCGACGGTACGCACGACCAGATCACCCAGCTGATCGCATACGGTAGCGAGCCATATCCGGAAATCCTGATTCCAGCCATGCCCGAAGAGCCAGAAACGACTGGACCGGATACTACCGGCTTCGGCAGGAGTTTTGCTGGAGGTGTCGGCGGAATCGCCACCCCTGCAACTTTCAACGACGTAATCGTCACGCCGGGGCAGTCATACGCGCTGGTCGTGCCCACTGGCGGCTACATCACCATCACCTACTGGAAATGACATGAGCATCGTCGTCAGTACCCTGAATACGCAATTGCAAACCACTGTCGGCATGGCAGTGGAAGACCTGCTGCGCCGCTTCCAGAACCTCATGATGGACGCGAAGATGGTGCGCTGGTCGGAGGCCGAAGCGATTGACTGGATCAACGACGCGGCAGGCGAAATCGTGCTGCGCCGCCCCGCCGCGCGCGCCGTGACCGAAATCGTGGAGCTGGTCGCAGGCACCTACCAAACCTGCACGCAGGACAGCGCGCAGTTGCTCGACATCGTGCGCAACGTGACGCCGGACGGCAGGCCGGGCAAGTCGATCCGCATCTGCGACCGCCAGCAGATCGATGACGCCGAGCCGGACTGGCACACCAAGCGCGCAGGCACCACGCGCCACTACATGATCGATGAGCGCAGCCCGACCTCGTTCTACGTCTACCCGCCAGCGAACCAGAGCGCCAAGGTGGAAATGCTGGTCTCTAAAGTGCCGCCCAAGGTCGCGTCGAAAAACGACGCGCTCGACCTGCGCCCGGAGTTCATCAACGCCATCATCAACTGGATGCTCTACCGCGCGCACAACAAGGACTCCGAATACTCGCAGGGCAATCTGGCCGCCCTGCACTACCAGGCGTTCACCGACGCCATCGGCGCGCCCTCGCAGGTGGCCGCGCTCAACTCCGCAACTGGGAACAGCAAATGACCGACCTTGACGACTTCCTCCCCTACATCATGCCGAAAGCGCCGGGCTGCCCGACGCCGACCGCGCACATCGCACTTCGTCAAGCGGCCATGGAGTTCTGCGCCCGCACCAAGCTGTGGCGCGATTCGGCAACCTTCCTGATGTCCGGGCTGGACGACATCCACTTCAATCCGCCCGATGGTGCGGTGCTGATCGACTTCGAGTCGGTGCTGTTCAACGACGTGCCGCTGGAAGCGAAGACCGCCGCCTGGATGGACCAGTGCATGCGCGGCTGGCGGCGCGGCACCATCGAGGGCTACCCGCGCTTCTTCGCGCAGACCAACATGGGCACCCTGCGCGTCGCGCCCATCGACACGGGCGTGCTGACGGTGAACTACTGGCTGAAGCCCACCATCGAGGCCGACCAGCTGCCCGACTTCCTGCTCGACCAGTACGCCGAGACGATTGCATGGGGCGCGCTCGGACGCATCCTGTCCACGCCTGAGCAGCCGTTCACCGACTTCAACACGGGCGCGGCCTACGCGGCGGCATTCGAGCAGAAGATTGCCAGCCAGTCGTTCAAGGTGGCGGGCGGCCAGCAGCGCGCGCGCGTGCGCAGCAAAGCCCAATTCTAAGGGGAGAGCATGGACATCAAGAGCAAGCAGCCAGGCGAAGTCGAGGACTTCGACGTGGACTTCACGCGCCGCCTCGGCAGCGACGACACGGTGCTGTCGATGCAGGCGTTCGTGGTCGATGGCGACGAATTCCTCTTCATCGAGAAGACTTCCGTGCTGGAAGGGGTGCGCGGGAAAGTCTGGCTCTCGGGCGGCACCAACAAGGCCACCTACAAGATCACCGGCTACGGCGTGACCCAGAACGGGCGCGTGATCGAATTCGATTTTCTGCTGTACGTGAGGGACGAATAACATGAAACTGAAAATGACGAACTTCGCGCAGTCCACGCTGGCGGGCGCGCTGACCGATACGGCCACTACCGTGCTGCTCGCGCCGGGCGAGGGCGCGCGCTTCCCGGCGCTCGCCGCCAACGAATACTTCCCGCTGGTGCTGGTCAAGATCGTGGCGGGCGAGGCCGTGCGCGAGATCGTCCACGTCACCGCGCGCACGAACGATTCCTGCACCGTGATCCGGGCGCGCGAGAGCACCACCGCGCAAGCGTTCGCCTCGGGCGACTATGCGGGCCACCATCCGACCGCCGCAGGCATGGCGAGCAAGATGGATGTGGACGGCGGCACCTTCGCTGGTCCCGTGGCCTTCGGCGACCAGCCACTGACGGGCGCGGCCTTGCAGGATTGCGGCGACAAGTCGGCCACCGTGGGCGCGCCCACCGGCACCGTGCACACCATCGACTACCGCAATGGATCGCACCAGGTCTGGAACCCGCCGCCCGGCCCGTGCACACTCATCATCACGAACTGGCCTCCCGCAGGCATCAACGGCGCGCTGTGGATTCGCGGCACCAACCTCGGGCTGTGCACCATCACGACCCAGACCGCGATTGCCTACCTGAAGTCGGACGGCACGTACACGACCACTACTTCCCTGAACACGAACCAAGGCGCGACCCTGCGCACCAATGGCGTGGATCAGGTCATGTTCTGGGGCCATACCGGCGCGCCCATCGAAGGCAAGGTTGCACGATAACGATATGGAGAAGCAATGCGAAAAATACTTCTGGGAGTTGCCATGAGCGCCGTCATGATGCTGCTGCTCGCCTGCGGCGGCGCACAGCTGAAAACCGTCACCTTCAACAGCAATGCGACCTGGATTGCACCATCGACCACCACGCGGCTGGAATCGATGTCCGGCTACGGTGCGGCAGGCCAGCCTGAATCGCCGGGCGATTGGGGTTATGACGTAACCATCGTCACCAAGTATTACAAGAATGGTGTCCTGCAATCCACCGTCACGTCATCGGACACGGTCTACTATGAAAGCGCACCGGCTGACTACTGCAACGGCAGTCAGAATAGCAACGGTGAATCGTCGGAGACTTGCTACTACCATAGCAGCTTCGACAATTCGAGTCCTGCGACTACCGGCGCGAGCACGCGCATGACCGGGCCGAGCGGATTTAGCCGCACCTTCCCCGGCGGCACGGGTGGACCTGCATCCGTGACGACCTTCAGCAACGTGACCGTCAACCCGAACGGCTCGTATTCCGTTGTCGTTCCTGCTGGCGGTTCGCTGACCATCACCTACCTGGAATAAGCCATGTCCATCATCAAGCTGACCGGGTTCGCAGGTGAAATGCCGCGCATCACGCCGCGCCTACTGCCCGCCACTGCGGCGCAGCTGGCGCAATCGGTGCGCCTGGAAGATGGCGAGCTGTCGCCGTTTAGGAAACCCTTCCTCGTCCAGCAGCTTGACGGCGCGGAACCGGGGCAGGTCAAAACGATCTACCGCCACCTCGGCCAGTGGCTGTATTGGGACAAGATCGTGCATGCGGTTCCTGGCCCGGTCGCGCAGGACCGCCTCTACTTCACGGGCGACGGCGTGCCCAAGATGCGCGTCGGCGGCGTCACGTACCCGCTCGCCCTGACCGCGCCAACCACCAAGCTGACGGCGGTTGTCACTGGCACCGTCAACCCGTCCCTGTCGGCAACGCGCCTGTACCTCTACACGCGCGTGACGCAGTTCGGCGAAGAGTCTGAACCCAGCCCGATCAGCAGCGATGTCGTGGTCTCGCCGGGAAACACCGTCACCCTGTCCGGCTTCGTGGCAGCGCCAGCCGGGCGCGGCTATGCAACCCAGCGCATCTACCGCTCGCAGACCGGCACCACGGGCGGCGCGAACCTGTTCCTGATCGCTGAGCGCGGCGACACCACGGCAGATTTCGTGGACAACGTGCCATTGAACAGCTTTGCTGAACCGCTGCCGTCGCTCGAATGGAATCCGCCTCCAGCTGGTTTGAAGGGCTTGGTCGCCATGCCGAACGGGATGATGGCGGGGTATGTCGGCAAAGACCTGTACCTGTGCGAGCCATACCGCCCGCATGCATGGCCGGAAAAATACGTGCTGACCACGAACTTCGACATCACCGGCCTGGCTGTCACTGGCACCACGCTTGTTGTCGGCACCAAGGGATGGCCGGAACTGGTATCGGGCACCGCGCCGGACACCATGACGATGGAGCGCGTCGAATTGTCGATGCCGTGCCTGAGTGAGAAGGGCATGATCGACATGGGCTACGCCGCCCTGTATCCGTCGAACGATGGCCTCGTCATGGTGCAGAACGGCTCGCCCTCGCTCATCTCGGGGCCGCTCCTGACGCGCGACCAGTGGCAACGACTGGACCCGGCAACGCTGGTGTGCGGCCAGTTCTACGGGCGTTTTTACGCCTCGTACCGCTACACGGACAGCGACAACCTGCTCCAGCAGGGAACGCTGATCTTCGACATCACGGGCGAACAGCCCTACCTGATCCGCAGCCAGCACCGCGCGGACGCCATGTTCTACGACGTGACGGACAACCGCCTGTATCTGGCAATCGGCACCGGCATCTACGAGTGGGATTCGCTGCTGTCGGATAACGACATCATGACGTACCGCAGCAAGGCATACCTGACACCGCAGCCGACCAGCTTTGGCGCGATCATGGTCGAGGGGGATGATAGCCAAGACCCTGACGCCCTGATAGCGTACAACGCCGCGCGCTCCGAAATCACGGCGGCGAACAACGCGCGCATGGCCGCGCATACGCTCGATGGCGCGCTGGGCCTGACGCCGATGGGCGAACTGCCGATGGCGGGCGACAAGCTGCTGGCGATGCCTCCTGGTCCGCAAATCTCGGTGAACATCTACGCCGACAGCGAGTTCCTTGCCACCATCAACACCATCGGCGAAGTAGAACGCCTGCCGCCCGTGCTCGCGCGCCAGTGGGAAGTCGAGGCGGTCGGCAATATCAACATTCAGGAAATCACCATGGCGGGCACCGCCCAAGAACTGCGAGGCGCTTGATGTATCCACCACCACGAAAACGCACGCCACCGGAAGTCATCGCGCAGAACGAGAGGAATCAGGCGCTGACCGGAACGCGCAGCGACGCCGCGCCCGAACGCGCCGCCGTCACGCGCGAGCAGGCGGCGTCCCTCGGCATCGTCCAGCTGCGCGCCGCCCGCGTCTCAGCCGCACCGACGATGGACCAATACAACGCCCTCTTGACCGACATGCAGCAGATCGCCCTCGCCCTGAACGCCATGGGTGCAAAATTCGTCCTGCCATGACGATAGTGTTATCGCTCGGCAACACAAATGCTTTAAAATGCGGCAATGACAGCGCTGATCTATAACCGTCGAGAAGAGTTGCTTTCGTGGGCATGCGTGCGCATCGGCATCGCTTCTTTCCGGGGTGACGCGCATGCGATTGGGCTGGAGAGCGAAGGGCGGATCGTGGCTGTGTGTGTTTTCGATTCATTCTCCAGCTTCGACTGCGCGATGCACATTGCGAGCGATGGCAGCGGGCACTGGTTGACGCGGGATTTCCTGAAGGCGTGCTTCTCGTACCCATTCATCCAGTGCAAATACCGGCGCGTCTACTCGCCCATCGCAAAGTCGAACGAGCGGGCGCTGCGCTTCAACCTGAAGCTCGGCTTCAAGGTCGAGGGAATCCACCCGTTCGGCGCGAAAGATGGCGACTTGATAACCACGGGGCTGCTGCGCGAATCGTGCCGCTTCATCCCGAAGCAATACCAACACATGAGGAAGGACTGACCGTGGGCAAGGATTCCAAGCCAGCTCCAGCACCTGACCCGCTAATCGGTCAGGCCGCACAGCAAAACGTCGAGCTTGGGCGCGAGGCGCTTGCCTTCGCGCGCCAGCAGTACGAAGAGGGCAAGATTCGCCAGGAAGACCTGGACGAACTGACGAAGAAGGTGGCCGATTCGGCGCTTGCTTCGCAGGGCAAATCCGAGGAATGGGCGCTGCAAGACCGCGACATCTCGAACCAGCTTCGCGGCAAGTACGACGCATGGGCGAATCAGGACCGCGTTACAGGCCAGGCCACGAAGGCGTGGTCGGATGGCGTCGCGGATTCGCTGCTGAACAACGCCGCGATGTACGAGAAGACCTACGGCGCGGAAGCGGCGCGCCAGTCGGAGTTCGGGCAGGAAGAAGTGGCGCGCTACCGCGACAAGTTCCGCCCCGTGCAGGATCAGATCGTCAGCGATGCGATGACGTGGGACAGTGCAGGCCGCCTTGATTCGGAAGCGGCCAAGGCCAAGTCTGACGTGATGTCGAATGCGCAGGCGCAGCGCGACGCCAGCCAGCGCTCCATGATGTCCATGGGCGTGAACCCGAACAGCGGGCGATTTGCGGGCGTCGAGCGAGCCACCGACACCATGACGGCGCTGGGGGCGGCTGGCGCGCAGAACAGCGCGCGTGACAATGCACGCATGCAGGCGCAGCAGCTTCGTGGGCAGGCGGCATCGCTCGGCCAGCAGGTGCTGGCGAACGGCCAGCAGGCAAACCAAATTTCGCTGTCAGCGGTCGGCGCTGGACAGCAAGCACGTCTCGCAGGAACGTCGGCGGCGATGCAGGCCAAGAACCTGGGGCTGGCGGCGGCAGGCATCGGCAATACGTCAGCGGGCCTGTCGGTGGGCAATCAGGGAGCGGGCTATCAGGGCATCGGCTCAGGCATCCAGGCGGGCAACGCCGCCATCGGCGCGACCCAAGCTGGAACGCAAGGTTGGATGTCGAATAACGGTGTGATGCAGGGCGGCTTCGGCACGGCCATAGGCGCAAATCAATCCGGTGCAGGCATCGCCAATGGTCTGTACGGCAACCAACTCAATGCGTGGGGCATGCAGCAGCAGGCCAATGCAACTAACAATTCCACGATCGGCGCTCTGTTGGGAACCGGCGCAGCGCTGTATATGTGATGCGAACCGACGAAGAAATGACGCATTACCTGAATTGCGTTCTGGCACGCCACGACCGCATCGCCTTGCAGGTCTCGGGCGGAAAGGATTCGCTTGCCGTGCTCGAACTGCTGCGCCCGCACTGGCACAAGCTGACGGTGTACTGGCTCAACACTGGCGACCCGTACCCGGAAACCGTCGACGTAATGGATTGGGCCAAATCCGAGGTGCCTTTCTTCGTGGAGGTGCAAGGCAATCAGCCGCAGGTGGTCAACATGTTCGGCATTCCGTCCGACATCGTACCCGTCAGCCGCACACAGTTGGGTGTGGCAGTGTCGGGCAGGCTGGCGCAAGTGATTCAGGATCGTTACGCATGCTGCGCACGCGTTCTCATGAACCCGATGCATGAACGCATGGTCGCCGATGGCATCACGCTCATCATCCGTGGTCAAAAGGATGATGACACCTACAAATCTCCGCTTCGCTCAGGTGCGGTGGTCGATGGCGTCGAACTTCTGTTTCCCATCGAGGACTGGACGCAGAGCGACGTGATGTCCTACCTGACGCAGAAAGGTGTGCCGATCCCGCGCTTCTACCGCCACATGGATAGTGCACCCGACTGCATGACCTGCTCTGCATGGTGGGAGAATGGTGCGGCAAAGTATCTAAAAAAATACCATCCAGAGGCACATCGCGAAGTACAGGCCCGGCTGGACATCATCAACGAAGCAGTCGGCGTGCACATCGCCGCATTCAATATTGAGGTGAACACATGAGCGGATTCGGACTGGCTGGCTTTGCAAACGGCCTGAACAACGGTCTTCAGTTGGGCATGCGTATCAACGAACTGCGCGACCAGCACAAGATAGCGAAAATCCGCGAGCAGGGCATCGCAGAAGCAAAGGCGCTGCAAGCAAAGGCCGCGCCGCAGGTGCAGGACAACGGCGACATGCAGAACCTGACCGCGAACCCGCAGGCAAGCCGCGATCCGAACGCCAACCCGGACATCATGGGTGCGCTCGGCGCGGTCCCGTCGCTCGCACAGCAGGCGCAGCAGCAAACGCCGCCGCAGCCGACCGAGTTTGCCCGCTCGATTCCGCCAGAACAGGTTCCGCTGTCGTCCATGCCGATGTCTTCGCCAGTGCCAGGCGCACAGCCTGAAGCGCCGGGCTTCGCCAGCGGCATGCCGGAACTGACCCGCAAGCGCTTCAGCGCGGGCGACAAGCAGTTCGACACCAAGGAAGAAGCAGACTCCTACGCCAAGAGCCAGATGCCGGACATCGAGACTTTCTACGCCAAGACGCTGGTTCCGCGCATGAAGGAACAGCTGATGTCGATGGGGCGCGTGGAAGACGCGGCGAAGTGGGAAAAGTACGCCGAAGAGTCCAAGGCCAAGGGCGACATGAAGACGTGGGGCAGGGCACTCCAGTTCGCGCAGGGCGGCGACTACGAGAATGCGGCCACCCAGCTGATGAAGCTGTACCCGGACTACGACGACGGCTTCGAGCTGGTGTCGAGCAAGAAGGACAAGGGGCCGAACGGCGAAGACGGTTTTACGATGAAGGTCAAGGACTCCGAGGGCAACGTGCGCGAAGTTTTCCACGACTCCAAGACGATCACCGAAGTGGGCCTGGCGCAACTGTCGCCCATCGAGATGTTCCAGCAGCGCCTGAAGCGCCAGACCGCCGCCGAAACACTGGCCGCGCGCGAAGCCATCGACCGTCGCAACGACGAGCGCACTTTCTCGTCCCGCGCTACCATCGAGGCAACCAAGGAGCAGGGGCGCAACGAGCGTCAAGAAGCTAAGATCGAGGCGACTGAAAAGCGCGACGAGAAGTTGGAAGCTGGCCGCAATCAGCGCCAAGACAAGGCGCTCGCCGCTCGCATAGAGGCCGATGCAAAACGGCTTGCCGCCAACTTGACCAAGGGCGAGCCTCCTGAGCGGCAATACATGAAGGCGCTGGAGATGGTTGAGCAGGGTAAATTTGCGGCAGTTCAAACCACTGAGCAGAAAGATGAATTGGCGCGAGCGCTTGTAGCGCAAGCAAAGAAATTTGCGGCTGACCAATCTGGCGTAAATTCCCAGCCTACCACTTCCGCACCTGCTGGCGGCGTTGCCAATCCTTTCGGTAGTGGCGAAAAGCCGAAAGGTGTGCCAGTATTCCGTAACGGGAAAATCGAATATCGTTAAACAGCGCCATCCAGTACACGGGCAATAAAACCCATTCTGGCACCGCCCCGCTGCGTGAATATAGGGCGGTGAAATAGAAAACTATGGAGGATTCAAAATGAAAGAGGGCATCGGCGTGGCAGAGGGCATCGGTGGCGCGATCAGCGACGGCATCGGCGGCGCAATTACGCAGGAAGGAACTGGAATCGTCTAGCATTTGCCAAGCGGGACATTTTGTCCCATACTGCAATCCTTGCTTGTACGGCCCTGTTCGATAACGTGATTTCGTTGCAGGGCTGGCGACCTTGAGGCTGCTTTCGAGCAGCCTTTTCTTTTTCCGCAGGGCAATCTGACGTAGAATTAGTGCCATCCAACAATTCTACGCGCGAGGCCCGCCAGTGGCGACCATCTCTCCCTTCCTCAAATCGCCATTCCAAGAACTGATCGACCGTCAAGAGCCGCAGCCGATGCCGGGCAGCGATCCGGTCGTCAACGTCGAGATGCCGCAGATCGAAGCTGCGCCCGTCGTGCAGGCCGTGCCGCAGCCCGAGCCGCAGACGTTCGCACCGAAGTCGGGCAAAAAGGCCAGTCTCGCGCCGCCGCCCGAACTGCGCCCGCTGTTCGCCGCGACCGCCGAGCACTTCGGCGTACCGGAAAACGTGCTGATGGCTATTGCTCAGCAGGAATCGAGCTACAACGCCAATGCAGTCAACAAGGAAACTGGCGCATCGGGGATTGCGCAGTACATGGGCGCTACGGCTAAGGCATTGGGTATCAATGCACTTGATCCGAACGAAGCTATCCCAAATACCGCAAGGCAAATCCGCGAACGCCTGGATAATGGCGCAAGTCTGGAAGACGCGATCAAGGAACACTTCGCAGGTCCGAACCGCAAGCTTTGGGGCAGCAAGACTGCCGCCTACGGTAAGGAGGTACTGGCAAAGGCCGAGCAGATCGGCGCGGAACTGTACGGCGAAGCGCCGCAGCAAGCCGAGCCAGAGAAGCAAAACGCCTTCGCCGCCGACCGCATGGCGCGCGCCGAATACGAAGCCAATTTCAAAGCGATGAACCCGAAGGCGTCACCGGATGCGCTGGCCGCCGTGATGGCGCAGTACGACGAGCAGGCCAGCGCGCGCACCAAGGCCAAGGCTAATTCGGTGCAGGACCGCTTCAACAAGCTGAAGTCGCCCGAGGCGATGTTTGACGAGCGCCTGAACGCCAAGTTGCAAGCGAAGAATCGGGGCGTGGCGCAAGTCGCGCCAGAGCGCCAGCAGCCGGTGGACGTGAACAGCGTTACGCACGAGCGCCCCGGCGTCATGGAGCAGGCGCAGGGCGACTTCGGGCGCGGCATCAGCAATCTTAAGGCGCTTGGTTACGGCGTGGGCGGCCTTGTCGCCGAGCAGATGGGCAACGACGAAGCGGCCACCCGCATGTTAGACGAGTACGTCGCCATTCAGGACGACATCGCCAAGAACAACCCGGCCACCATCGGCACGTATAAAAACGTCAAGTCGCTGGGCGACGCCGGGCGCTACGCCGTCGAGGCGGTCGCGGAAAACCTGCCGATGCTGCTGCCGTCCCTTGTCACGGGCGGCATCGGCGCGCAGATTGGCAAGAAGGCCGCAGAGCGCGTCGTTGCGGGCATGATCGAAACGCAGGTAGCCAAGGGCGTGGCGCGCGAGGTGGCCGAGAAGCAGGCTGCGCAATTCGTCGCCAAGCGCATCATGCAAGGCTCTATTGCAGGCGCTGCCCCGGCCTCCATCGGCATGGAATCCGGCTCGATCATGGGCGACATCTACCAGGAGACTGGCGAGAAGCGCCCCGGCCTGGCACTGGCGGGCGGCATTCCGGCTGGCCTGCTCGACACGATCCAGCCCGTCATGGCGCTGCGCAAGATCGCTGGCCCTGTCGTGGATGAAGTCGCGGGCGGCATCGTCAAGCGCATGGGGCGTGAAGCTGGCCTGCAATTCCTGACCGAAGCAGGCACCGAGGGCTTGCAGACCGTGATCGAGGAATTCGCAGCAGCCAAGGCAGCAAACCGTGATATGTCCACCGACCACATCATCGACGCCATGCTCAAGGGCGGCATCGGTGGCGGCGTCATGGGCGTGGCGTCGCAAGGCGTGAACGAGGCGCGCGGTGCGATTAAGGGGCGGCCTGCTGCAAGTCCACCACCGGGCCAAATCGACGCCGCACTCCAGAAAAATCAACAGGTTAGCGCGACTCCTACCCGGCCTGCTGGACCATTGACCACCGCCCTGTCGAGTGCCGCCAACGTTCAGGCTGACGATGAGGGCTTCACGGCGCAGGTTCTGGGCGACGACGGCCAGATGTACACACTGGACAGCCGCACGGGCGTGGTCGCCCCAGCAGAACCCGCCGCGCCGAGCGGCCCGCTGGAAGCCGCGATTAGCGATGCCGCCGAGCAGCATGCAGCCGATCCCGCCCCCGCCCCGATCCAACCGGAAGCAGAACCGGCCGCCCCTGACTATACCGCAATGGCGCTGCCGGACCTGCAAGCACGCCTGAAGGACATCGCGGAGCAAGCCAAGGCCAGCCCGCAGGCGCGCCAGCAGCTCATGCCAGAGCGCAAGCAGATAGAACAGGCCGTCAATGCCAAACTCAAGGAAGCGAAGGAGGCGTCGAAGCCCGCCGAGGAACCGCTTGCCGCAGGTCCATTCGAGGACATCAAGGCCGCGAACCGCATGATGCTGCGCTTCGTGGAATCGACCGGCACGCCGCACGAAGTCGTAGGCGAGGAAAAAACTGGCTACAAGGTAAGAAAATTAAGTGGCAGCGTAGTAGAATACGGGCATGAAAAAATACCCGCCACCAACAGGAATCGCAGCGACCTTAACGTTCGTAACGTGGAGGTCGATCCGACGCAGATGCTACGACAAGGGCGATACCAGCTACCACAAGTACGGGGCGCTGGGGATCGAGATGTATCAGCCTTGGAGGGAAAGTTACCACCAGTTCGTAAGGGACGTGGGGGAGCGCCCGAGCAAGGAATACACGATGGATCGAATCGACGGGAAGAAGGGCTACTTTCCGGGGAACGTGCGCTGGGCGACCAGAAAGGAGCAAGCGCAGAATCGGTCAAGCAACGTCCTTCTGACATTCAACGGGAAAACGCAAGTGGCGGTCGAGTGGGCGCGGGAGATGGGGATGTTGCCGGTAACTCTGATGGCTCGACTCAGGAAGGGTTGGACGACCGAGCGCGCCCTAACGGAGCCCGTAGCAAAAAGGACGCCAAAGCCCAAGTAAAACCTCAACCAACCCCTCACTCCGAGGCCAACGATGGAATCGACGCTGCTGCACAAGGAAGAACTGATGGACTCGGACGAAGCGGCGGAACTGCTGATCCAGTACGGGTTTCGGACGACGGAGCAGGTCAACCATCTGGAATCGTGCCTGGCGCAAAACCTGATGGCGCTGCCCGAGGACGCGGAACTGACGCTGCAACTGATCGAACTGGTGCAGATGTCGCCGCCAACGCTGACCAAGCACTGAGCGACGATACGCGCCCGAAAGTCAACCCCTACGCCAACCGCCGCTTCAGTGCGCCGGAAAAGGGTGAAGCCTTCATCGACAAGGAAGGGATTGACCGCAACCATTTTGAAGTCGTGCAAACCGGCCCGGCGCGCTGGCAAGTGCTGCCGCGCCTTCCTAAATCCGATGCTGCGGAGGTGAAAACGAATGTGCCCGAACGCCAGGAAGTTCCAGAAGAAGCGCCGGTTGCGCGCGGAGAGGAAAGCGCGCAACAAGGTGCTGCCGCTGGAAGCGAAGCCGCAGGAGCAGGAAAAGCCGCAGCGCCTGCCGCGCCAGCAGTAGCGGGAAAACCCAAGCGCCCGCTGTACCAGCGCGAAATCACGAACGCCAAACAGGAAGAGGCCGTACGCAAGGCCGCCGAATCGCTGGCAGCGCGCAAGGCAAAAAAGGACGGTGGCACGAAGCTGGCCGACAAGGACGGCAAGCCGCTGGTCGTTTATCACGGCAGCACCGAGAAATTGCCCGCAAAGATGCGCAGCGGCGAGCCGGTCTACGTGACTACGGATCGCGGCTATGCCGACTCGTTCAACCCGCTGCGCGAGGGCGAAACCGCTTCCTTCACCGCTGACATCCGCAACCCGTACTACGCCACCGAGCAGGGCGAAATCGACGGTATCAAGTACAGCAAGGAAGCCATCGCCAAGCTGAAGGAGCAAGGCTATGACGGGGCAATCTACAAAGGCGGCAAGGGGCCGCAGCAGGCGCTCGTCTTCGATGCCGATCAACTAACTCGCGTGGCCGAGCCGCAGCAGGCGGCGGCAGAACAACCGCCTGCACCAACAGCCGCACCAGCCTATCGCCTGCCGGAAGATGTGGGCACGGATTGGCGTCGCGCCGAGGCGCTGGACTTCGAGCCGGACGCGCGCCAGAAGATCGTCATGGATGCGGTCGAGAAGGCACTTGCTAATGGCGTCTTCTACAACCGTGACATGGACGAGAAGGTGGCCGAAGCCTTGGGCGTGGGCGCTGACGTGCGCAGCCGCAAGAATTCCGGCACCGAAGGCGGCGACTTCGGTTATGACGTGTACATGGCACGCAAGGCGGTCGAGGCCAAGCAGCGCCATGCGGAAATCGCCCGCGTGCAAGCCGAGCAGAACTTCAAGGCTGGCGACGTTCTGGGTACCCTGATTTTCAACGACTTCAAGGTCAACACGGGCGTTACCGTCGAGGCAGTCAACGGCGACCAGATCAAGCTTCGCGGCAAGCGTGGCGCGTATTCGGTCACGATGGAAACCGGCCCGACGAACATCAAGTATGCCATCGAGCGCGCGCACGAAAAAGGCAAGCGCAAGGACTCTTACGAGGAATTCATTGCATCGCGCAATGAAGCCGCACCAGCCAAGCCAAAGCGCAAGCCTGCTGCAAAGAAGGCTGCGCCAGAGCAAGCAGAGGAAGCGGAAGGCGTGCGCTACTCTGTTTCTGGCGACATCGGCGCTGTCTCGCATCTTCGTGACGGCATCGGCGCGCCCGTGCGCGTGGAATCCGTAGATGAGAACTTCGGCACCGGCACCGCGTTCGTGGTCGAGTTCGACAACGCAACCGTCCAGATGTCGGTACGCGAAGAGTCTGACGGCATTTACGTGATCGGCCTTCAGGCCAAGCAGCCAGGCGACCTGACCAAGCCAGTGCGCGGCACCGGGCGCGGGCGCGAAATCATGGAGTCGCTGAAGCAATACGCCGACCAGACTGGCAAGCCGCTCAACATCATGGGTGTGACCGAAGGCGGCGCGAACTTCTGGCGCTCGCTGCCGTGGCTGCACCCCTCGCCCGTCTCGCTGGAGATGGCGGGCGACATGCAAACCGACGAGCGCGGCTTCATCTATCAGCCGCAGGGCGTGCGCTACTCTGTAAGCGGAGATGTGACAGATAGCCCGGCTTTCCGCCGCTGGTTTGAAGGCAGCGCTGTGGTGGACTCGGGCGGTAAGCCGCTGATGGTTTTCCACGGCACCGACCAGGATTTCAATTCGTTTGCCAAAGAAAAACTTGGCGAAGCGACCGGCGCACAGTCGGCGGCGCAGGGCTTCTTCTTTGTCTCGCGTCCCGACGTGGCAACCAGCTACGCAAACTACGCGGCCATGCAAGCGCCGGTTCGCCGTGAACTTTTGCAGTCCGAGCGTGCTGAGAAACGCGGCGACTGGGATGGCTACGATGCCGCGCTTCAGCGCGCCGAGGAACTGGAATCGGAAATCGCTGACCGCCCGCAGCGCGGCCAGAATGTCCTGCCAGTCTACCTGAGCATCAAGAACCCCGCCATCATGGACGCGGAAGGCGAATTGTTCATGTCGATTCAGGACAAGATCAATGCCTTCATCAAGGTAGCGAAGCGCAAAGGCCACGATGGCGTGATCTTGAGAAACCTTGATGATGACCCGAATTTCTCGGATCGCGTCGGGGATCATTACATCGCATTCCAGCCCGAGCAGATTAAATCAGCAATCGGCAACAACGGCGAGTTCTCGCCGGATAACCCTGACATCCGTTATTCGGCAGCGGCCATGGTGGAAGACGCCCTGCCAGCCGTCTCTCCCTTCATCCAGGCGCTGGCCGATGCGGGCGCAATCGAACTGCATGCCGACGCTTCGACGCTTCCCGTAAAGGGCCGCGTGCCGCAGGGCGTGCAGGCGCTCACCACGGCAGACGGTCGCATCCACGTCGTCGCCAGCGCGCTCAACAGCAACGCCAAGGGCATCGTCCTGCACGAAGCCTTCCACGCTGGCGGCAAGGCGCTCGTCGGCAGCAAGGCATGGAGCGACCTGATGGCGCGGCTCGGCTCGCTGTACCGCCAGTATGAAAAGTCGGGCGGCGCGGCGCGCACGTTCTGGGACAAGGCCCGCGCTCGCGTAGCAACTGCAAAGGCCAAGGGCGCTGTCGCCGATGGCATGGAGCACGAAGAATTCGGCGCTTACGCCATCGAGGAATACGAGAATGCCCCGCTGACGGTCAGGAAGTGGGTCGATGACCTGCTGGGCGCGGTGAAAGCATGGGCGCTGCGCCGCTTCGGGCGGCAACTTGGGCAGGTCACGCCTGCGCAGCTGTCGGCGCTGGCAAAGCTGGCGCTGCTGGACGTGCAATCGAGCCGGGCGCAGGAAGCCTTCTCGACGGACGACCGCCGCGCGGAAGATCGCGGCACCGAAGACCGCCGCCAAACTGTCCAATTCGAGGGCGAGCGCCGTCCAATCGAAAACTCGCGCGGCACCCTGATCGCCGAGGACATGAACAAGCAGCTGGCCTTCTATCGCTGGTTCAAGGATTCGCAAGTCGTGGACGAGCAGCAGCGCCCGCGCGTAGTTTTCCACGGCACCAACGTTGACTTCGACGCATTCAAATCCGACAAAACCGGATCGTCGTGGGATGCTGGAAAGCTTGGCAAGGGCTTCTATTTCAGCACCGACCCGCGCCTTGCAAGCAGCTATGCTACGAATGCCCGCGCCAAGTCGCGCGACGATGCGCCGAGCATCATGCCGGTGTACCTGTCGATCCAGAATCCGCTGGAAATCGGCCCTCTCGACTGGCAAGCTGGAGAAAACTTGTGGGACAAGTTGCGTGACTTTTCCGAGCAGGCTGGCATCGACATCGATCCGGTAAGCGACCCAGACAGCAATCAGCCTAATCCGGAATGGTCGGAGCCGTTCCGTGACGCCCTGAAGCGCTTTGGCTATGACGGCGTGATGCTGAAGTTCAGCGATGGACATCAGGAGTTGGTAGCCTTCGATCCCGAGCAGATCAAGTCGTCGGTCGGCAATTCCGGCTCGTTCTCGTCCGATACTACGGACATCCGCTACTCGGTAGCGGGAGACCCGCAGCCGCGCGAACTGACGCCTGACAATCAAAGTCTGCTGCGCCGCGTTCAAGAAGTAGGCCAGGATCGAATGAACCGCATCAATCAGATTCAGAAAACGATTGAGCGCGAATTTGGAGTGGAGATTGCCGAGGGCGACGACACGTACCTGAAGGACACGAACCGCCCCGGCAAGGTATCGGCGCGCCAAGAGGACGGCGAAGACCGCCTGCTGAAGCCGATGGTGAAGAAGCTGGCAGATTCGGGATACAAGCTTTCCGATCTGGAAGAACTTCTGCACGCCATGCACGCCAAGGAGCGTAACGCCTACGTCGCCACTATCAATCCGAAACACGACCCAGACAGTCCCGAATACGAGGGAACGCAAGGCTCGGGCATGAACGATGATAAGGCCGAGCGCATCATCGAGAAATACGAAGGCGCGGCGGAACTGCACCAGATCGCCAATCAGGCGCGCGCCATCGCAAAGCGCACGCTCGACCTTCAACTCGAATACCAGCTCATCAACAAAGAAACGCATGAGCGCCTGACCAAGACCTACGAGTATTACGTTCCGCTCAAGGGCGACGGAGAATACGGCGTCAAGATCAAGCGTGCGATGGGCCACGGTGAACGCGACGAGAATATCCTTGAACACCTGTCGCGCGACTACAACCAAGTCATTGCCAAGGGCGAGCGCAACCTTGTCGTCCAGTCATTAATCCGGCTGGCGCTCAAGTTCCCCGACGATTCGACCTGGACCGTGCGCGTGCCGCCAAAGGGCCGCTACGTCGCGGGCAAGGTCTACAACATCGTCCATGTTGGACCCGGCGCACCGACGAACGGTGAAACCGTGGCGTCCTTCGAGTCGCATTCGCAAGTGACGGCATGGCTGGAAGCGAAAGGCGCGGAAGCTCGCCACTACAAAGTCCTCGATAGCAACGGCGAGCAGGTTGTCGAATTCACGAAGCCGTTGCAAGACAACGAGGTCATGGGCTACATCCAAGGCGACGCCGTGCGAATGCAGATTCACGACGAGGCCCTGGCAAGGCAAATCCGCCCGCTGGACGTGAAGCAGTTGAATATGTTCGTGCGCGGTCTAGCTAAGATTCATCGTTGGTATGCCACCGTCTACACCGCCTACAGCCCGACCTTTATCTTCACGAACGTGATCCGCGACGCGGGAAGCGGAACCATCAACATGCTCGGCAACTATGGCGCTGGTGTGGCGGCTGAAGCATGGCTCAAACACTATGCCAAGGCGTCGGCGGCGCTGCTCTACTGGTCCAAGTCTCACAACGCACCGCAAGGCAAGACGGGCCAGTACCTGAACGAGTATCGCGCCCAAGGCGGCAAAACTGGCGCTGCGCACATGAGCGACCTTGAACAACAGCGCGAATCGTTCCAGCGCATGTATGACGATGCCTACGGCGCATTCAAGTATGCCAAGGATGGGCGCGTGGACAAGGCAGCCTTGATTGCGGCACGCAAGACCGTCATGGGGCTGGCAAAGACCATCGAAATGGCGAACGTGGCAACCGAGAATTCGCTGCGACTGGCGCTGTTCATCACCCTGAGGGAGCGTGGCGTCAGCCCTGGCAAGGCAGCTGCGGCAGCTAAGAATGTCACGGTCAATTTCGACCGCAAAGGAACTGCCACTGGCTTTATCAGCGCCTTCTACCTGTTCTTCAACCCGCGCGTGCAAGGTGCGGCGAACGCTCTGCGCACCCTCACCAGTGGAAAGCACAAGTACCAGGCATGGACAGCACTTGGCATGATGGCTACCGCAGGCTACTTCATGGCGGCGGCAGGCATGGATGAGGACAAAGACCGATGGCTGGGCACGAAGTGGGATACCCGCTCGAAGAAGCTGATTTTCTTCAATGGTGACAAGACCATCGAAGTTCCTGTAACGCAGGAGTATGCCCCAGCAATGGCTGCTGGCGTGGCACTTGCGGAAGTCGTGCGCGGCGAGTCGCCGACCAAGAGCGGCGCTCGTCTGATGGCGTCCATTGCTGACGCCTATGTGCCAATCGACGTTGCACACCCGGATAGCGACAACCCGATGCTTGACTTCATGCTGGGAATCATGCCAACGAATGCCCAGATTCTTCTTCGTTCGGCCAATAATCGCAGTGCATTCGGTTCGGAAATCGTGCCGGAATCCGACAACACCAAGGACCAGCCTGACAATTTCAAGATGAACCGGGCGACCAAAGGCACCGTCTACGACCGCGCTGCTCAAGTGATCGCCAGCGGCAAGCTGCCCGTACTGGACAAGACCATCGGCGAAACTTTCGGCAACCGCAAGTATGCAAACGACTGGTCCAAGATCAGTCCCGAAACTCTCAAGATGCTCTGGGGTACGGCAGCGGGCGGGCTGGGCAACTTCGTGGCCGACTCGGCGGGCCTTGGTGTATTGGCGAAGGAAGGTGCGCAGCAGATCATTAGTGACGACGTGCCAGTGCTAAAAGCGTTCTACAAGACGAATGACTCCAAGCCACTGCGCAACCGCTTCTACGAGCTTGCCGATGAGTCCAAGCGACTTGATGCGCAGGTCAAGCAGGCTATCAAGCAAGGTGACGAACTGGCCGCCCGAGACATCATGCAAGGCGACGATGCGATCTTCTGGGCGCTGGTCGAGGCAAATGAGGCGACACGCAAAATCACGGCACTTCGAGCGGAGCAGGCTGTTGCTATCAACGCGGATAAAACCCTGTCCGTTCCTGAGAAGCGCGCAAAGCTGAAGGAGCTTGACGCACTGATGGAGCAGGACTACCGCAAAGCAATTAGTAACTTCAGGCCGTAAGTGCGATGCCGCATGGACGAATTGCGTGCCATGCGGCAAATATTTATGGAACGCAAGGTTACTTTGGAGATACAATCGCGGCATATTCCTACAAACCAACCAGGCACGCGCCCATGTCCAAATTCAGCCTTGCCGAGCACGGCAGCAGTTTGTTTTCCCTCGACGGCATGCGCCATGCTGTCGAGTCCGCTGCCAGCAATCCCAAGGTCGCTACCATCGTGGCGGGAACATCGGTGGGCATGGGCTACAAGTCCTCGGCCATGATCGAAACTGTTATCGGGCAAGTAACGCTGGTCGTCGGCTGCATTACTGCCGTCATCGTGATGGTCATTCAGGGCATCAAGCTGGCGCGCATGCTCAAGGGTAAAGAATGAGCATCGACCAGATGATAGACGCCCTGATTGCTCGTGAGGGTGGTTATGTCAACAGCCCGGACGATTTGGGTTCGGAGACAAATTTTGGCGTGACTAAAGCTGTCGCCCGCGCCTATGGCTACGTCGGCGACATGCGCGTCATGCCGCGCGCCGTGGCGGTCAACATCTACCGTAAGAAGTATTTCACCGAGCCGAAATTCGACCGCGTGTACGCACTCTCCCAGCGCATCGCCGAGGAAATGTTCGACACGGGCGTCAACATGGGTGTTGCGCACCCTGCGCCCTGGCTGCAACGCATCCTGAACGCCTTGAACCGTAAGCAGGGTGACTACCCGGACATCAAGGTGGACGGCGACATTGGACCAGCCACCGTCGCCAGCTTGCGCGCGCTGCTCAACAAGCGCGGCGCGGACGGCGAGAAGGCGATTCTGCGCCTGCTGAATTGCCTGCAAGGCGTGCGCTACCTGGACATCACCGAAGCCCGTGAGGCCAACGAGACCTTCTTGTTTGGCTGGATCATGAACCGACTGGAGATTTGCTGATGGCTCCCCTCATCCCAATTGCAATGCAGCTGGCGCAGTTCGTGCCGGGCATCATCGCCATGCTGTCGGGAAGTGATAAGGCGGGCGAAGTCGCGGGCAAGGTTGTCGAAATCGCGCAGACCATCACCGGCGCGGAAACCCCTGAAGCGGCAGTGGCCGCTATTCAGGCCGATCCCGCCAAGATGCTGGAGTTCCAGTTGGCGATGGAGTCGATGAAGCTGGAGCGCGACAAGGCATACCTGAACGACACGCAGGACGCGCGCCGCCGTGATGCTGAACTTGCCAAGTCAGGTATCGTGAACTACCGCGCCAACGTCATCGCGGCCTGCGCCATCCTGATCGTCCTTATCTGCCTGTTCGTCGTCATTCTCAACTCCGAAGCAAACGACTTCGTCAAGGGCATCGTTGGTTTGATCCTTGGCCGTGCGCTTGGCTGGGTTGAGCAAATCTTCAGCTTTGAGTTCGGAACGACCCGGACCAGCAAAGACAAAGACAACACCATCTCCAACCTTACCAAGTGACCGCCATGCGATACCTGCACCCTGATGTCCTCGACAACGGCCCGGCGCACATTCGCGCCAACGCCATCCGCGCGCTGGTCCTGCCGTTCTACACGACCAACTACAGCCAGGCGGTCGCTTCCGCCCTCGTCACCGCCACCATCGCGCCGTCCGACTTTACCCTGTCGAATGAGGGCACGGGCCGCAAGATGGTCTTCGGCGGCGTTACCGAGCAGGCTACGGGCGGCATCGCCCTGAGTAACAACGTGCACATCGCCTACACAGATGGCAGTGCGCGCCTGCTGTGGGTCGAGGGCGTGCAGCCGTCCGTCATCATCGCGGGCCAGAACTACAAGCTTCCCGTGCAAACCTTGATTTCCCCGCAGCCTCAAGAGCAATAGGACCAACAATGGCAATCCGAATGAATCCGGAGCTGGCGGCCATCCTTGCCGCCGCCGACTCGCAGTACGAGCAAGTACGGCTGCTTGACGCCGCCCTTACCGCCAACAAGCGGATCAAGGCCAAGCGCGTGGCGAACTCCTCGACGCCGCAATCGGATGTGTGGGCAACCGGCACCCTGTTCCGTGACGCCGCACTCAACGGCGCTTTCACGTTCCAAGGTGTCGAGATCATCGGCTATGGCGTAACGTCCGACTTGACCACTTGCCTTCCAGCCGACGTATCCACCGGCATCTCAGTGATGCGTATTGAGGGTGGCGAGCACTGGATCGAAGGCAGGTTCGGGCTGCAAGCCGACGCCGAGGGCAACCCCGACATCGATTTCACTTTCCCGACGAATCCAACAGCGACCAACTCGATTGCCATTGCAGGCACGTTCCGGCTGCGCGCAAACCAGGCGCTGCCGGACGGCACGCCGGACACCATCGCGCCAACCATCACGCTTTCAGTGCCAAGTAATACCGTCACCGTTGCCGGCCCGTTCGTACTGACCGCCAACGTCAGCGACAACGTGGGGGTGGCGAGCGTGTCGTTCTACTGCAATGGAGCATTGCTGGGCACACGCAACAGCGCGCCGTGGGCCTATACCGAGACTATTCCGTCGGATCGATTCGGCACCTTCAGCTATACTGCCATCGTTAGCGATGCCGCTGGCAACAGCACTACCAGCGCCGCGCAGTCCGTCACCGTGGACATCGTCGAAACCGGCCCGGCGACGGCTATTGGTTCCGAACTGACCACGATCAGCATGCAGAACACGGACGCATCCACGCAAACCAATATCCCGGTCACGTTCGGCCAGGTATTTTCGGTTGGCGCACTGCCAGCTACCGACGCCGCCGTCGAGCTGCGCGCGCCGAACAATTCCATTGTTCCCTGTCAGCTGGACGTGAAAGCCACGCACCAGGACGGCTCGGTGCGCCACGCAATCATCTCCGCCGTCCTGCCTTCCCTAGGCGCATCGGAAAGTCGTACCTTCAGCATCTTGCGCAAGGCCAGCCCGATTGGTGGCGCGGCTGCTATCCCATCGGACTTTTCGGGCCTGAACGCTGTTGCGACCATCGTGGACACCGGCACCGATGCGGCGGGTCCCAATGCTGGCACGACCTATACTGCCGATGCTGCTCCGCTGCTGGCGGCGGGCACTTATGAAACATGGCTCTCCGGGCCTGTCGCTTCAGAGTGGATTGTTCGCGCCCCGTTGAAAACCGATGCGGGCGTTGAACACCCCCACTTACACGCACGCTTCAACATCCGTGCATATAAGGGGCAGGCAAAAGCAAAAATCGACTACACGATAGAAAATACGTGGGCCAAACCTAAAGCTGTTATGCCAGTTACCGTGGGCGCGTCACCTTGGGAGGACGTTAGCAACCTAGACTTGGTGTACGCCGTATCTTTGCACGCTGGAACCCAAGAGGTATATACACGCGCTTCCAATGGGTACACCGTTGCCCGATTTAACTATAACAGTAACGGCACTTACGATGGTAATGCAACAGGTATCCCAAACAATGCCACTGTTTACACCGCCACGATTATTGTTGACGGAGTGTCCAAGTCCATTTCAGTTGTGGGAAGCAGTATCCAAACTTACGGCGCTTTGATTTCGCAACTCAACACCCAGCTCGGCGGCGCTGCCACCGTAAACCGTGATGCGTCAAATTTGGGCATCAAGATCACTTCTGCAACAACAGGGGCGAACTCGTCTGTCATTGTAAATCGAGGGACGCTATTCCCTGCACTTATGCACGATGTTATTTATCGACCGATTCGTGGCGATGAAATCATCCACTACAGCCGTACCCGCTGGAAGAAGACATTATGGTGGAATACCACGGCTCCTGCTGTACATATTGCTCATAACACACAATATTTGATCTCCACCAAGGCCGTACCGAATTATGATCCGACACTTACAGGTTCGCCTGAAACCATTGCCGCGAACAAGGCCAAGATGGCGGGAAATAGTGATTTCAACCAAGCTGGCATCAGCAAGGGGTACTGGCCAGATGTGGGATATGCACCTCAGATCGGAATTTTGCCAGAGTGGCAGGCCATGTACCTCGTCAACGGCGGCAAGGATGCCAAAGACATTATGTTGGGAATGGCAGACCTAGGCGGAGGTTGGAGTACCCACACGCGTGAATACGATACTGACAAGCCCCTACAACTGTCCAAGTGGCCCTACGTCACATTCTCCCCCAATGCCACAGATAGCAGAAACCCTGCAACTAACTTGAACGAGAAATTGCCGACGAGTGTAAGTAATCCTGCCATTCCGCCATCAGGGAATTCTCCAGACATCGCACACCACCCTGACCTGTATTTTGTCCCGTACCTTGTGACGGGGGATCATTGGTATATGGAGGGCATGGCTTTCATGAACCGCTATACCTGCCTCGTTACCAATCCGGGCGCAACATTACGAGACGGACGAAAGTGCCTGTGGAGAGTGGAACAGGGGCGTGGACAGGGCTGGATGATCCGCACGGCAGCACATGCCGCGTACCTTCTGCCAGATAACTACCCTATCCGAGCTGACATCACTTACACGATTCAGGAAAACGCAGAGTGGTATCGTGCCAATTACATCGACCCTGCTGGGCAATATCATAACAAACTGGGTGTCATGCACCACAATGGTTTTGGATATGGAGATGGTGTTAGTATCGCTCTTTGGATGGATGACCACCTCACATCTGCAACAGGCCGAGCAGTGGAGCTGGGCATTAAGCAACTGATGCCATGGTTTGAATTCAAGGCCAAGTGCCCTGTTGGCCGTATGACTTCCGGCCCGGATTTCTGCTGGCAGCTTGCTACACTGTACAAGTTCGCGGTTAGGGCGCAGGGGGCTACTTCCCCGTATGAGACGTGGGGCGAGGTTTATCAGGCATCCATTGACGAATTGATGCGCGCTGCCACTTGCGGATCGCAAGAAATGGCGAATGCAATTTTTGCGGCTGATTCTACGGCGACAACTGCCTTGAATTCGATGATTGGCCGACCTGATTATATTGGTGGATACCCTGCTAATTTGCAGCCAGCACTCGCGTACGCAGAAACGCATAAGGTGTCAAATGCGGATAACGGGTGGCTGGTGTACTCGGGTAGGTCGGTAAAACAGCCGTTCAACCAAGGCCCACAGTTCGCCATTGTTCCCCGCGCTTAAAAGGGCTTTTATATGCCAATTCTTCGTTCACAAAGGTCATACCCTCTTACCCTGAAATCTGCCGCTGCCGCTCCGATTAATTTGGGTATTGTGGCAGCTTACGATTTTCAGGGCGACCCAAACAACAGCTACGCCAAGGGCGACGGCGTCGCCCATATCGGGACTAATAACTATACCAAGTCACACGCACCAACCCTTCTAGCCGTTACCGAGCATATTAGCGGCCGTGACGTTTCACAGGGACGGACAATTGCGGGCACCTATCGCGGCACGAACATCGGCGCACTGGGTTTTGGCAGTGCGGACGGAAAAGGGGGGTTCACTATACATCGCAGATTCCGCACCCCATCCTCGGCAAGCGGGCAATCTGGCGCTCGGGCTATTACGGAATACCGTGATGCAGGAGCCGCAAAAATTACGTTAATCATGCACGAGTTGGCAGGCTACTGCCACTTCAGGTGGGAGTTTTGGGGGTATGCCTTACCTTCGGCGGCACTTTCTGATTCCACAGTAGCAAACCGAGTGTCGTACAATAGCATCGTTGACCTCCACGTAACGCGATCTGGTGATACGCTTAAGATTTTTGTCAACGGTGTTTTGCTTTTTACTGGCTCATCGCCGGGGCTGACAACTCTCAACACTAATTGGGGCGGAACAGCTCCGTTCAACGGACTGACAACAGGAAACCCAGCCGATCTGGTTTGGATTGACGAAACCTACTGGAACCGTGCATTGTCTGACAGTGAAGTGGCAGCGCATCAAGCTGACCCCTACTACGGGTACGTCAATGTTATTCCGGCACCCACCGGCACGATTACCGACCAACCTGCTCCGGACGGCCAGAGCCAGCGCTTCGCCGGGACCACGACCAATGCCACCATCGGCACTTACACCCTGACCGGCAGCAATGGCGGCACGACAGTCGGGCCACTTCCTTTCGGTGTTGCCGACAACGCTTTCGACTTTTCCGCCACCGGCCTGCCCCCCGGAACGTACAGCCCGACCCTGACCGTCACCGGCCCTGGCGGCACGGCAGGCGTTACCGGCATTAGCACGTTCAGCATTGCAGGAGTCGGCGGCGGTGGCGAGGTTTATCCGCCCGCCCCTGTCTCGATCGTCGCCAGCGTGGTTGTCTCGCCATCCACGGCGACCGGCTCCGGGACCTTCACGGCTGTTGTCAATGGCACCAACAGCCCGTCGCAGGCCGTTACGTGGGCAGCAAGTGCGGGCAGCATCAACAGCGCCGGGGTATTCACCGCGCCTGCGGCAACCGGCTCGGCGCAGACCATCACGATTACCGCCACCAGCGTGCAGGACCCGAGCGTTTCCGGTACGGCTACTGTCACCATCGCCGCAGAGATTCCGACCGTTGTTGCGGTATCGGTGTCGCCATCGCTCATCGCCAGCTTGACCGCTGCAACAGCGCAGTTCTCGGCGACCGTTTCCGGCACGAATTCGCCACCGCAGACAGTAACGTGGTCTGCCAGTTCGGGCGGCATTTCGTCGTCCGGGCTGTTCACCGCGCCAGCTCGCACCGACACGACGCAAACGATCACGATCACCGCCACAAGCGTGTTCGATCCGAGCAAGTCGGGCACGGCAACGGCAATCATACCTGCGCAGGAAGTGATAACGTACGAGCTGGAGGCGCTTTCCCCTTCGGTGCTGCAACGCTACACGACGACAGGCTCGCTGCGCCTGGTGCTGAACTTCATCGACACGCCCGCGCCAGCAGAGCGCACTATTGTGCTGGGCGCGCGCTCGCGCACCATCACCGCAGGGTAAGACTTTCTCCTGCCATCCTTCGGGGTGGACTTCGCCCGGCGCACTTGAAAAGGTGGCCGGGCTTTTTTACGTCACTGCGGCTGTCCGCATTCCGGGCAGTGCCATGCCCCATTTCGGTAATCCGAATCTTCAAATTCTCCTGCTGGGCAGTCGCAATGTTCGCAGTCTTCAGGGTCACACCATGGCTCATCATCTTCCGGCTTCACTTTTTCTCCTTTGGTCAGATGCGGCCTGCGCCGCGATTATTGGCAGAGCGGGTGCGCCATGCCTCCAGTGTGGCTTCGGCGTGCGTGCGTCGCCAGCTCAGTTCCTCGAACTTTCGCGTTGCTTCCCATTGTGCATCTAGCACGACCTGATAATCCTCATGCGCTCGCGCCCATGCTTCCTTGCCTGCATCGGTGCGCTCGGGCGATTCACGCTTCAGGCGCGCGAGTTCGGACTTGCGAAAGTGTTCCATGTAGATCATCTGCGCCCGTGCGCGGCCTGCCTCTTCCGCGTTCTCCAGCAGGAAGTCCAGGGCGCGCTGGGCGGCGGCGTCGCCCATGGGATCGGGGCGTTCGTCGCTCATGGCGTCACTCCGGCGCAGCCACTGTGCGTTTTGCCGTCAGCCGCAATGCGCGGCGTCAGCGAATTCGCATTCACGGTAGACAAGTATTCGCATCCGGTTGTCGGATCGCTGTAAAGCACCGGGCTGGAGACGTATCGTTTGTCGTCCTTTGGGTCGATTGCTGGATTGCACCCGGCAAGCGTGGGCAGGATCAGGCACATCAGGAAAAGCCCCGCGAACAGCTTTCCGGCAAGGCGGCTCATGCTGGCTCCTTCGGTTCCGGAGCGAACGGCAGCATGGCATCGATCTGCTCATTCGTCGCGTTTTCTGGATCGGCCAGCACGTTCAAGATATACGCTGGCGCGCCGAGCGCCGATGCGATCTGGTAGGCGTAGGCGATGATCGTCAACAGCTTGTCTTCCGGTTCGTGGCCTTCCGGGACGGCGTCGGCCAGGTCACCGAGTTTTCCGTATTCCTGATTGACTGCATCGCGCATTTTCTTCGCTCCCTCGATAATGACCGCCTGTTCGTAGCGCGGGCGCAGCGCCAGCAGCGCCGTGTCCTGCGCCATCTTGACCACGCCCGCGCCAAGGCCGAATTCGTCTTCGGTAATCGAGCGCGCGGCGATGGCGTCTATTGCGAGCTTGATGTCGCCCGCATTGCCCTGCTGCCTGCTCATCTTCTGCATGTTGCGGATCACCAGCATGGCTTCGCGCTGCTGCTTGTCGGCGATGACGCGCTGGGCGTGGGCAATGGCTTCGGCGCGCGCCTGAATCTCGCGCTCTTGGTCTTCCGCTTCGCGCTGGCGCTTGGTGTCGCGCAACTGCTCCAGGGCGCTTCGTGTCGTGTCCACGGCCATGCGCGCCTCTTCCGTGAATTCCTCGAATTCGTCGGGCATCACCACCAGCATGCCGAGCCGTGCGAGCACGATGCTGATGGCGACTGAGTGGTCATGCGCGTGCATTTCCGGCAGGCGCACGATGCCGTCGATGCGGGCGCGGATCGCGGCTACCCGCGCCATCTCCTTGTCGATGTCGGACTTTTCGACCACGACGATATCGGGCTTTCCTTCGTCGTGGCCGTCAGGCTGGACGATTGCGTCATTGTTTTTCATGGGGCTACCTTAAAATTTTCATCGTTAAATTCGTGAACCCAGCGCGAGGCCGAATCCAGGCGGGCGGCTCGGGCGTTTTCGGCAGGCGCGCGTTCTTCGGTCAGCGGCTGCACAAAGAGCCAGGGGCCGCGCTGCTGGTCGAAGAAAACATGGTCCTGCCGCTTCACCACTTCCCACCGCTCGCCGTGCTGCTTCACAAGCTGCTTGGCGCGCTTGGTCAATGGAAGCAGACTAACAACTCTCATGCGCTCCTCCTTTTCATCTATGGGAACTTCTTTTTGACTTCTTCCGAAAGCAGGCGCGAGATTGCAGCCGCCATTTCCGGCACAAGGCGGCGCTCCAATTCTTCGCGCGGCATGCGGGTAAGCGCCATCTCGCTTATGGCATAGCCGACCACGCCGCCCGCCAGTTGCACGCGGAAATGCATCTGGCCGCGCAGCTGGTCGCGCACCGCCTGGATGTCAAGCAGGCGGATGACCTCGTAGCGCACCTGTTCGACAGTCAACATCACCGTACTGCCAAATGCATCGACATGCCGAATCTCGGGCGGCAATGCAACGCGCATGCCGTACGTGGCCGCCTCGTACCTGTCGGCATGAAAGCTTTGCGGCAGGGCGACGCCCGCATAGACGCAACTGCGGCCCACGGCGCGCGCCACGTCACGCGCGAAGTCGCGCGCCTCGCGCAGTTCTCGTGCTTGCTGATCGAGCAGAGCGCGGTCCATCTGCCGCACTTCGCGCAGCCCGCCAATCTGGCGGTCCCTGCTGTCGATTTCCTGCTGCGCGGCTGCCAGCGCCTCGCGCGCCCTGCGGCGCTGGTTGCGCCCGAATCGTTTGCTCATGCTTTCCCCTTGTTAGGACTTCTCTTCGTGGAACCGCTCGATCAGGGCGGCGATGTACTTCTGCGCTTCTCGGGCCTTCACTTCCAGACGCCGTTCCTTGTCTGGGTCTTTCTTGTAGATGATGCGCGTGATGCGGTGCGCCGGATCCAGATGCGATACCTTGTGCGCCGCGCGCTCGTCGTCGCTGCACCATTTAATCAGGTCGTCCGGCGTGTCCACCATGCCGTAAAACAGTTCATGGTATTGAGTGTCCGGCCAGAGGATGCCGTAGGCCACGCCCTGCCACTCGTAGCCAGAGTCGTGGCAGTCCTCCGAAAGCAGCGGGAAGGTATAGAGCGACCAGGACGACTTCGCATCCTTGGTGCATTCGCCCGGCACGTAGATGTCGCATTCGCCGGTCAGCCAGTCGTTGGTGCGTCGCTCGGTGTTCTTGACGTGGCGCGTGAAGAAGACGCGGTTGTACAGGTCGATGGTGTCCTGCTCGACCATCAAGCCCTTCTCCAGCACCTTCGTCGTGACGATCTTGCGATAGCCGAAGATTTCCTGGCTGGCGATCAGTTTGCAGTAGGTCTTCGCGCCCGCCGACAAGGTGCGCTCCCAGAGCGGTTCGAGCAGCGCCTTGTCCTCGTCGGTCTTCTTGGTCTTCTTGGCGATGGCCGCCAGCTCAGGGTCGCGCAGCAGGTCCGGGTCGATGGACTTGGCCTCGCCCATCAGGCAGCCGATGCTGGAAGGATGGAAGCGGTAGCTCATGCGGCCCTCCCGGTTGCCTTGGTGATGGCGGCGCGGGCCTTCTCGCGCGCCTCTCGCATCCTCGGCGATGGCGAGCAATTAGCGCACGATTCAAAGTGGCCGCATAGGCATCCAGCATCAGCGCCAAGAACGGCTTGCAGTGCTTCGAGCAGGTCCGGCGCTGCCGAGATCAATGGGGCATTCTTAGGATCAAGGGGATGCGGATAGTAAGTCTGATTGTCAGCGACTACTTCGCCAGCAGCATCAACGACTTCAATACCATTTCCGCCCTCATAAAGTTCAATTTCCCGCACAACCCATGGCGCTGGTGAAAAGTAGCTCATGCTCCCTCCTTCGCTGCAACCGCTTGGCCGCGCTGTTCTTCGGTAAGTTCGTACACGGCTTCGATTTCTTCTAGTGTGTACGAGCCTGAGCGGATCGCCTTCAGTGCGCGCTCGAATGCCTTCTCGCCCATTTTGTGCTTCTCCTTCTCCTGTGGCGGCTGGTCCTTGGCGGGCGGCTCGTTGATGTCCACCAGTCCTTCGCCGCCGTCCGTGTTCAGGTGGTGGATGGCCTGCTCCAGTCGGCCCGAGCCGCGCGGCCACGTTTTCGCGGCCTGCTTGATGACGGTTTTTTTAATCATCTCGCCTGCATCAGTCACCCACGGGCACTTCTTCTTGTTGTCGGCCATGTAGGCTTTCCAGGATTCCGAGCGGTCGCGGATGTCGTAGACCTCGCCGATGCTCATTTCATGCGTCAGGTAGTCGCCCGATGCGGTCTTGACGACGACGTAGACGCCGATGATCTGGCCGCGATCCAGCGCCGATTTAAACGGCTGGTACTTATGCACGGGCGGCTTGTCCACGCCCTGGCTTTCGTACTCGTCCGCCTCGCGCACCAGCTTGGCCTGCGCCCAGAGGATCGAGCCGGATTCCACGGCCAGGTCGATCAGGCCCATGTAGCTGATGTCCAGGCAGATTGCCGTGTCAGCGCCAGCCTTCGGGCGGCGCGGCACCAGATAGGCTTGCTTCTTGGCCGGATTCAGGCTGATGCCAATCGCCGCCACGTTGCGCACCGCGTTGATGACCGACTGGCGGTTGTTCATCGCGGTCTTGAGCATGTAGCTGTTGCCCTCGATGATCTGCATGGCGAATTCGGCCTCGCGCTCGAAGTTGATCTTCTGGTCAACCAGCACGGCATTGAAGGTCTCGCGCTGGCCGTAAACGTCCTGCGTGATGATGGTGAGCGGACTGTCGTTACTCATCGCGGCCACCTTCGATCATGTCCAGCACGCGGTCTTCCAGCGCCGACACTTGCGCGCCAGTGAACATGCCCATCAGGTCAGCGCCGCGCTTGACGCGCAGCTCGCAGTCGTCACCCTCGAAAGTGACGGCGGCAGTCAGCACAACCGCCGTGATCGTCAGTTCGGCAGGCATGGGTTCTTCGGCATCCTCGAAGCGGCCCGATAGATTGCCGGGATGGCCTGGCAGGTAGTCGTATTTGACTTCGACCTCGAATTCGCTGGCATACACGGATTCCAGCGTGATGGCCGCCGTGTCGGTCGATTTGATGTTCAGCGACAGTTCGCCGATGGTGAGAGTCTTGCTGCCTTTCGTGCTTTTCATGTTGTTTCCTTAATAGCTGATGGATACGGCGGGAATCTTGCCCGACGCAATGAGCGTCACGCACTTTTTCGCGCATTCTTCGGTCATGCCGCCTTCAACCAGCGCTGCCAGTGCAGCGCGGTTGATGCGGGCCTTGTGTGCCTTGTTTGCTTCGCGCCGCGCTTGCTCTTCCGCCTCGCGCTTTGCTTCGGCTGCGACGCGATCCTTCTCGCGCTGGACCGCTTCCGCAGCCTCGCGCTCCGCTTTTGCCAGCGCTTCGACTCGATCACGCTCTGCGCGGGCCTGAGCATCCCTGCGCTCCTGTTCGGCGCGCTGCTCGGCTTCGACGCGGCGACGCTCGGCAGCTTCAGCTGCAAGTTTCAGTTCCAGTTCGCGCCGCTCGGATGCCTCGCGCTCGGCCTTGGCGCGCGCTTCGGCTTCCGCAATCGCCCTCGCAGCTGCTGCGCGTTCTTCTTCTGCTTTGCGTGCCGCCTCTGCTTGCGCACGCTCCACGGCTGCGCGCGCAATGGCTTCCTCGCGCTCCCGGCGCTCACGCTCGGCAGCTTCGGCACGCAGTCGCTCCAGTTCTGCGGCCTGCGCTTCTGACCGCTCCGCTTCCGTCAGCATGTCGCGGTATTTTGCAAGCGCTGAATCCTTGGTCTTTGCTGCATCAGCCAGGAATTCGGCGAACGAATCATCGATGGCGACTGCTTCGATGTGGGCGATGCGCTCGCGCAGATCGCTCGATTTTCGAGCTTCGATCACGAAGCCAAGATCGGAAATTCGCGCTTGAATTGCGGCGATGCGGTCTTTTTCGCGCTGCTCGATTTCGTCAAGCCTGACTTGATGAACCTGAATCATTGCTTCGATGCGCGCTTCAATCGCGGCTTTTTCCGAGTCGATGGCGCGCCCTTTGACGAGGATTTCAGCCTTCACCTGCTTGCGCACCGCTTCGAGCGCGCCCTTGGTCTGGCGAAGCTTGAAGACGTGGCTGCGCGCCTCCTTGTTTCCCTTCTTCGAGTCGTAGTCAAACACAAGCTTGGCGTTGCTCGCCTCAAGCTCTGCAAGCTGCGCATAAAAGGGCTTGTACTCGGCAACCGCACTTCCTGCTTCATCAATCAATTCCATCTTCTCTTCTCCTGTTGTCACGGCGTCAAGCGCACCGCCTTGGTGAAGCATATTAGCTTGAAGTGGGAAGGCAACGCAAGCGAAATTTCGCATTTTATTTCTCATTTTGTTTCTTGCTTCATTTCCCACTTTGAGATAGCATGTGATCTCCCGCAAACAAGGAGATATACCGATGAAAATCGAAGCAATACGAATGCGCTTGGCGCAAGCCAGTCAAAAGCATGGCGAGCTGGCGCGCATCGCAAGGGAGTCTGGCGTGACGTACCGGACTCTGTTCAATATCCTCAAGGGCGAGCGAGAAACTAAGTCGCATACGATCCTTCGCCTCGCCGCTCAGTTCAGAAAAGAAGATCGTCGCGTCACCTCCAAAGAAGAGGTGAAGGCATGATCGACCCACAAACGATCCCGCACGCGATGAGCCGCAAGGCATGGGAAAAGCTGCTGCGCGAGCAGGGCCAGAACAAGGAGGGCAAGTAAATGACGCGGCAAGCACCGAACATCAACCCGCTGGCGCTGATCGCCTGCAAGCAGCGCGCCGGGCAAGAGGATGCAGATGCAATCGCGCTGCCCGTGCTGTGCTGGTTCGACGCCGCCAAGCGCGGGCAATGCACGAATACGGGCCTGAACCATTTGACCACACACGTTTTGATTGCCATGCATATCGCCGCCATGACGAAATCCAAGGTGCTCGATGACATCTGCAAGAAGGGTTACGACATGCTGTACAAAGCGGCGGGCCGTCCTGGCGACCTGCTGGCGCTGACCACGCCGGAATATGCGGCGCTCAAAAAGGTGTTTGGCTGGTACGTCCGCGCACTGCCGAATTGCGAAGTAGCGATTCTCAGCGCGGCTTGCGCTAAGACTGAAAAAATCATGGGGGCGTAAATGGTTCCGTCCTGCCTCAAGGAGTACAAATTCACCAGCCAGCGCGCCAACATCCTGATCGAGCGCATCCTGAAGGCGCTGGAAGGCCAGCACATGACGCGCGCCGAACTGTGCGCCAAGCTTTACCGCAGCAAAACCAGCATCATGCACTACCTGCTATATCTGCGCGGCGACAAGAAGCTGGGCTGGCCGCGCCGCATCTACATCGCCGAATGGCGGCCAAGCGGCGGGCATTACGTGCCGTGCTACGCCCTTGGCGACCAGCGCGACAAGAAGGAGCCGCCGCGCCTGAGTGACAAGGAGCGCAGCGCGCAGCGCATGGCGCAACTGCGAGCCGATCCGGTCAAGCATGAAGAATTGAAGGCCCGCCGCCGCGAGCTGCACAACTCGCCGCGCCCGCGCGAGACTTCCCTGTCGAATCGCATCCTGCGCCATCTCGCGCTGTGCGCCGGGCAGACTTCGCGCGAAATCGCGGCGGCGCTGGACGCGGACCTGCGCTGCACGGTCACGAACTTGCAGCGCCTGCGCCGGGGCGGCAAGGCGCGCGTGATCGCAAGGCCAGGCAAGAAGGCGAAGCTCTACTGGTACTTGACCACCGCCATCGACATTCCCGATGCGTCCAACGTCGTCACGGTGCGCGCCTGGGTGCGCCCGCGCGTAAAGCAGCAAAGCTGGGCTTCGGCTCTGGGAGTCTGACATGAAGCGCCGCCACTGGAACAAGAACGGCGTCGTGAGCCAGCGCCAGCAGATTTTCCTGTTCGTTGAAGAGAACCCCGGCTGCACCACGCAGGCCGTCAAGGACCGCTTCGGCATGGAGGGTAATCAGGCCAGTATGGCGCTGTCCAGGCTGCGCCGCGAAGGCGTGATCGCGGGCCGCAAAATGGACGACTCAAAGATGTGGGAATGGGTCGCCATCGAGAAGGACGGAGAAGACGGCAAGGATCGCGCGCCGTTCAAGCACATCCTGACTTCGACCTGGACCGACAAGCCCGCGCGCTGCCCGCTGGTGGCGGCCCTGTTCGGGGAGGCGAACGCCGCCGATCCTTTCGCAGTACAGAACGCAGCATAACAACAGAGGGAATAGCATGCCACGTGCAACTGTATTCTGGTCGGAAGAAGAAATTGAATTTCTAAAAAAGAATTACTTGAAACTAGGCCCGACAGGGTGCGCCAAATTTTTACCGGACAAAGGGAGGGATAGAATAAGTAGATTCGCAAAAAATATAGGTCTAAGTGCGATTGCAGAATCTAGCAAGCAGCGGTTTGAGCTTTGCTTAAGGATTACGCCTAGCTGCTGGCTATGGGAGAAAGGAAAAGACGCAGATGGATATGGTCAATTCTACTTTGAGGGCTCAAACCAGCGCGCGCATCGTGTCTCATATCAACTTTATGTAGGCGCTTTACCTTCTGGATTATGTGTTTGCCATCGCTGCGACAACCCATCTTGCGTAAATCCGGACCACCTTTTTCTTGGAACCATTGGCGATAACAATATCGACAGACATAAGAAGGGGCGATCTCCTAAGGGGGAATCTATAGGCAGGTCAAAGCTAACAAGCGAACAGGTGTTGGAAATTAAAGCATCAGCATCTACAGCCAAAGAAATGGCTGAAAAATTTGAAGTGACGGCAGCTACTATCCGCAAAATAAGAAATCGAAAGCTATGGAAACACGTAAACCCCTGAAAGTGTCAAAAAATCCCATGAAGCGATCTTCTATAGCTCGTGGAGACTCAACTCTCAAGACAGTCAGGCCGCTCCAAGCAAAACAGCCGATGAAGCGCAGCAGTGTGCCGATGAAGGCCAGAAAGAGCGTGAAGGACAAGCCCAAGCGCGCGGCGCGCGAGAACCACGCGATCCGCCAGAGCGCACGCGGCCAGCAATGCACGATCTGCATTCCTGGCGTGTGCAACCGCAATCCTGAAACGGTAGTCTGGTGTCATGAGAACTCGTTTGTGGCTGGAAAAGGCATGGGCATCAAAGCGCGATGCGAGCATGGTGCGTACGGGTGTTCTTCATGCCATGCCGTTTTTGACGGCCAAGCGCCGCGCCCGCCCGGCTTGACGAAGGAAGATGTCAACGTCTACTTCGCCAGGGGAAAGCACATCAGCAGGCAGATTCTCGTCCGGCTTGGGCTGTTGTCCGATTCCAACGATCAATAATTTAATTTGCGTTCCGTTTAAATTCGCGTTAATATTTAACCCGGCTAAACAACGTTACTAAAGGAGCAAAAATGCGAGCTAAACAGGTTCCGCCCTCGACCGACCCGAACATCATCAGGGCGGAAAAGAAGGCGCAAAAAATGCTGTATGCATACATGCGCCAGCGCCACGGCATCCAGCAAGAGCTGGCGCGCGAAACCGGCATCAAAGCATCGTTCCTGTCGCGCCTTGCCAACCGCGACAACCAGGTCATCGCCATGGAAACGGCGATTCTGATCGAACTGGCATCGAAGGGCGAACTGAAGGCTGAACTGCTGTGCCCGGCCCGCGCCGATGTCATCAAGCGCTTCCTGGCAGCGCGCCAACCGGAGAGCGCGCCATGCTCGCCTACCGCGTAACCGGGCCGGACGAATCAGGCATGTATTGGCTCGCGTACCCAACGCCAGGCGCAGAACACGTTCTGACGCTTGCCGGTTGCTCGCCCAGCAAGGCGCTGGCTGACGAGGAATGCGCGCGCCTGAACGAATTGCAGATCGTTGACCGCCGCGCCGCCATCCGCGACAGGGCCGACCGCATCGTGGACGATCTGACGCCGGGCGAAAGGAGCGGCAAGTAATGGCGTCACCGCAGCTTGAAGACGGCTACATCAGGATCGCCAACGAACTGATGGAGGCCATTTTAGGATTCGGCTTCACGCACCGCGAAGTCATGGTGCTGTTCGCCATCATCCGCAAGACCTACGGCTACGGGAAAAAGAAGGATGACATCTCAGCATCGCAGCTTGGCGACCTGTGCGGCATCGCGCGCCAGCACGTTACGACGACCCTGAACACGCTGGCGCAATGCAACGTCATCACCAAGGAAAAAGGGCAGTTCGGCTCGATCATCGGCGTGCAGAAAAACTACAAGAAGTGGATCACCTCCACTCGGCTGAAGGAGATTGTTGCTAGTCCCGATTCGGGACAGGTAGGTAGTCCCAATTTGGGACAGGGTAGTCCCGAATCGGGACATGTCCCAAATCAGGACGCATGTAGTCCCGAATTGGGACAGGTCGATAGTCCCACGGTGGGACACACAAAAGACAACCTTCCAAAAGACAATCCTACAAAGAAAGGCCCGCGTGAGGAAGTGACGTTCAAGCAGTGGATGGAGGCATGTGCCGAGCAACAGGTTGCTCCGATTCCTGAAGACGATCCGGTCTTCGGTTATGCAGACGATGTAGGGCTGACGACCGATTTCATCCGCATGGCTTGGGTCGAGTTCAAGCGCAAGTACGGCGCGAATAGAAAGAAATACAAGAACTGGAACCAGCACTTCCAGAATGCAGTGCGGGAAAACTGGTACGGCATCTGGTACGAGAAGGATGGAGTCTGGCACCTGACAACCCGTGGCAAGCAAATCGAAATTGAAATGAGGGCAAGGAAAAATGAACAACATGCAGCATGAGGACAACGCCGTATCGATCCGCGCCGAGCAGGCCGTACTTGGGGCGTTATTGGCAGACAACGATGCACTAGACCGCATCACAGACCTAGACCCGTCACATTTCTATCGCGCTGACCATCGCCTCATCTTCACTGAGTTGCGTTGCCAGATCGCGGAGGGTAAACGTGCTGACGCAATTACGCTCTACGAGCAGTTGCAAAATACCGTAGAAGACTGCCTGCCCTACCTCGCGCAACTGCGCCAGTCGGCGGTCAGTTCCGCTAACATCACCCGTCACGCCTCCATCGTCATCGACAAGGCCACCAAACGGGCGCTGGCGGGCCTTTCGGACGAAATGCGGGAACTGGCAGCCTCGCCTCAATCGGCGAGCCTATGCGTCGATCTGATGGCCTCCAGGCTTGAAGAGTTGGCGCATAAGAAAACCAGCCGCGACCCGGTGCGTATCGATTCGATGCTGGCCGACTATGCCGACGTACTGACGCGCCGTATGAATGGCGAAATCCGCCCCATCTCGACCGGCTACCGCGACCTGGACGAGCAGATGGATGGTGGCCTGGAGCGCGGCACCTTGACTATCATCGCTGGCCGTCCGCGCATGGGCAAGACGGCGGCGGGCCTGGGCATCGCCCGCAATTCGTCCTACGATGGCGCGTCCCTGTTCTTTTCGATGGAGATGTCGCGCGACCAGGTCAGCGACCGCAACGTCTCGGCACTCGGCCATGTGCCGATCAAGTGGCTCAGGAAGCCTACCGAGCATGAGCGCGACAAGATGAATTGGGAGGGCATGACGGCGGCGTTTCACAAGGCGCGCAACCTGAACCTGTTCATCGATGACGAGACGGGCCTGAACATGCTGGAAATCCGCGCCAAGGCGCGCGCCGTCAAGCGCAAGCACGGTCTGGACGTGATCGTGATCGACCAGCTCTCGTTCATCACGGGCGGCAAGTCCGACAAGCGCTACGAGGTCGTGGGCGAATACACCCGCGCGCTGGTGGCGCTGTCGAAGGAACTGGATTGCGCCGTGGTGCTGCTTTGCCAACTGAATCGCAAGTGCGAGGAACGCCCGAACAAGCGCCCGATCCTGTCGGACCTTGCCGAATCTGGCTCCATCGAGCAGGATGCAGCGAACATCATTTTCCTGCACCGGGAAGTGATCTACAACCCGGACCTGCCGGAAGGCGAGCGCGACATCTGCGAATGGATCATCGCCAAGCAGCGCCAGGGCGAGCCGGGCACGGTCGGCCTGAAGTACGTCGGGCACCTGACGCGCTTCGATGACCTGCCGTATCGCTGGACGCCAAAGCGCGAAGACCCAGACCGGCGCAAGGGCGACCGGCGCGGCGGCTTGAGTTAAGGAAGCTGACATGAAAGACATCCTCCAACGGCGCACCAAGCGCGATGACGTGCCGCTGGTGCGGACGTGGCGCGAGCGCGCCGGGCTGCCGACGACGTTTCCGCTGGAGTTTGCAACGCCGGTTGAAAAGGCGATGGTCGAGGAAATCGCGGAACTGCGTGAGACCCTGGAGGCGCTGTTGTGGCCTTCGCGCGTCAAGGTGGCGATTGACCCGCGCCAGATGGACATCGAGGACGAGGAATGACGGCCCGCTACGAAGCGCGCGGCGTGCGCTGCCTGGAGTGTAAGGGGTTAGACCTGCAATCGAATCCCGAGCAGGCCAAGGGCGGCTTCGGCTGGTGCGCCTTAAAACCTGTTCCGCAGTTCGTCTCGGCGGGCATGGCGCGCAACTGCGTGGAGTTTGACCCTGCGCCGGAAGATGTGGTTGCGCCGCGCGACGCCTGGGACAAGGGGCGGCGCATGTTCTGGCAGAAGTAAAACGCGATGCGCGCCCGCGATGAGGCGAGCAAACTAGGGAGAAAGCATGAATTTGAATTCCGAACACGCACGCAGCGCCGCTGAGGTGCTGACCGACGTTTGCCACGGCTATGCCTTCGCGGCGGGCTGGTGGAACTCGAATGATCCGAACACCAGCAAGGCAAACCCGTTGCACTTCTCGAATAAGCTTTGCCTGATTCACTCGGAAATCAGTGAGGCGATGGAGGGCGACCGCAAGAAGCTGAAGGACGACAAGCTGCCGCACCGCGACATGCGCGAAGTGGAGCTGGCCGATGCCGTGATCCGTATCTTCGACCTAGCAGGCGGCTACGGCATGGACTTGGCTGGGGCAATCGCCGAGAAACTAGCCTATAACGCCAGCCGGGCAGACCACAAGCCCGAGAATCGCGCTGCTGCTGGCGGTAAGGCGTATTGACCGGAAGCCGCGCCTCAGTGCGCGGCAATCTATAACGACAGGAGAAATCATGAAACTACCAACGATGCCAGTCTGGGTCCGCGTCAAGAAAGTGCAGGCCGCGAGAATTACGGGCTGGGCGATCAATGACGAGCGCGGCCTGACGCTGGCGCTGGACGTGCCGGGCGGCGCAACAGTCGATGTCTCACTGCCGTACGCACGCATGAACAAGCCGGAAATAGGGCATTGGTTCCTGGTTGACGAAAACGGCGGGACGAGAACCGTATCGCCCCAGCACTTCGAGCAGCGGTATCAGCGCGCGCCCGACCCGCAGCCGGTGCTCTGGCCGGAAATCCAGCGCCTGGCGTCGATGCAGCCGCAGGCCGAGCTTGTCAAGAAGATGTGCGAACCCGTGCAGCGCGGCGGCGACATCTTCGGCACGCGGGCGCAGATGGACATTGTGCTGGGCAAGGGGGCTGCTTGATGCTGGTCGAGTTCACCGTTCCCGGTCAGCCGGTTGCAAAAGGTCGGCCACGCTTCGCCCGGCGCGGCGCAAACGTGGTTGCCTACACACCCGCCAAGACGGTCAGCTACGAAAGGCTGGTGGCGCTGGCGGCCAAGGTGGCGATGGCTGGGCGCGGGCCGAGCGAGCAGCCGCTGCATTTGGCCGTAACCATTTCCTTGCAAGTGCCGGAAAGCTGGTCGAATCGGCGGCGCGAAGCGGCGCTGTCCGGCGCAATCCGCGCCACCAAGCGCCCCGACCTGGATAACTACGTCAAGGGAATTTTCGATGGCTGC